TGACAGCGCTCCCCGAGTTGCCGGCTGCCACCGTCGTGTGGGTCGACAATTGCGCGGGCCTGACAGCGCTCCCCGAGTTGCCGGCTGCCACCGTCGTGAGGGTCGACAATTGCGCGGGCCTGACAGCTGGAAAGGATTCGCGCGGCTACCAATTCTTCGGCCTTAAAATCCGCGGCCAATGGCGGGTTATCGCTGGATGCCGCAATCTTTCGATAAACGATGCACTTGAGCATTGGGGGCCTGGCGGGTCGAGCGACCGCCCAGAATGCCTCGCATTTGTCAAAAAGATCGCCGCTGCCGCATCCGAGTCCGATCGCCATCTGGCGAGCCACCTGTGACGATGCCGACGCCAGAGGCCGAGGAAATCATCAAGGCCGCGTGGGCTGATGCTCACGCCGGCATTGATGCGCTGGCGGTGGTGCAGCGGCATGCTCCGCGGATCGACGCGCTGTTGCTCCGCAAGATCAGCGACATGGAGTTTTCGTGGCGGAATGCCCTGCGACTCGAGCGGGCGGCCCGGGCCGAGGCCGAACGGCAAGCCGGCATCTATCTGCAAGAACTCAACTCCATCACCACCGGAAGGGACGACACATGAAATCGTATTCAATCGTCGGCCAGCAGCACCAGCCGAACAGCAATCAAATCCTCGCGGCGCTGGACCCCGGGGAAACCGTCACGCTCGTGCGCGAGCCCACCAACAAATTCGACAAGAATGCCATCGCCGTTTATGTCGGCGGGTCCAAGGTCGGATATATCCCGTCAAAACAGAACGCCGCGCTGGCACAATTCATCGACCAGACTGGCAAGCAATGGGCCGAGCCGCTGCGCGTCGATGTCCCCGTCAAGCCCAAGAAGGGTGCCCGCGTCGATGACGCCACGGTGACGGTCCACAGCCGCACGATCGAGGCCAAATTCGTCCTATCGCCGAACAGCAATTATCCGATGGTTGAGGTCTAAGCCATGGGCGAGATTGGGGTGATCTATCGAATCATGCTTATCCGGTTAACGCACACAAACGCTGAGACCTACTAGATGTTGACGGTTTCGCCACAGCAAATAATTGAAGCTTCGCAGCAAGCCATAGTGGCCGCGCTCTATGTCAAGAGCGACGGCTGCTATTCCGCGCTGCCCGGCGTTGAGCCTTGGGATGAGGCACGCGATGCCCGGCTTTACGACGGCCCGTGGCCGGTCGTTGCGCATCCGCCGTGTCAGCGTTGGTGGAAAATGTGGTTTGGTCAACCGCTTACCGTCAAACGCACGGGGCAGAGGAAAGCCAAAGGCGACGATGACGGCTGTTTTGCTGCCGCGCTGGCCTCTGTACGGCGCTGCGGCGGCATCCTGGAGCATCCTTGGGGAAGCCATGCTTGGGCGCACTTCAGACTGAACAAGCCTGCGAGGGCTGGCGGCTGGATTGCGGCCGATTCTGAGGGCGGTTGGACGTGTTGCGTTGAGCAGGGACGATACGGTCATTATGCGCGCAAGCCCACGTTGCTGCTCGCCTATCGCTGCGATCTGCCCGAATTGGATTGGGGTATTGGCAAGTCGCGTCTCGACCCGGCAGTGATTGAACGCATGGGGATTGAGCGGGCGAAGCGGCTTGGCGAGGTCGGCTCTAGAGGCGGCGGCACCGATAGTGCGCCGCGCATCGGCACGCCGCAGCCGTTTCGCGACTTGCTCATCAGCATCGCCCGCACCGCGCGGCCTACAGGTAGGAATCATGAAAACCACAACATCTAGGGCCGTGTGTCCAAACCGGATAAGCATGTATCGAATCATCTGTGCTGGCAACGGCCGATTTTACATAGGATCGTCGTGTTGCTTTGGACCTCGCAAAAGCACGCATCTTTACCAGCTTCGCAAGGGCAACCATCACAGCGTCCAGTTGCAGCGGGCTTTCAAAAAGCACGGCGAATCATCTCTGATCTTTGAGGTTTTGGAAGCCGGAATCCCGGTCTCCGATCTGCTGGAACGCGAAACGTCCTACATCGCTCGATTGAAGCCGCATTTTAACGGAAGCCTTGTATCGGCCACCCGCCGAGGTTCGAAACAGTCCGACGCTTGCAAGGCAAAGGTCAGCGCCGCGAACCTCGGCCGAAAGGCTTCTGATCGCGAGCGCGCTCTTAAAATCCTAGTTCTGGTGGGGAATCGACGCTCGGCTAATAAGCAAAATCGACGCAAGGTCACGCCAGAAATCAGGGCGGACATTGATCGGCTGGCCGCTGGCGGCATGGGGTCGTATCGCATCGCGAAGTCCGTCGGCCTCAGCAAAAAGACGATAATCAACGTCCGGCATCGAAGGCACAATTATGGCTGAAAGCCCACTCTGATGTTCATCTACGACTTTGGAAAACGCCGTGAGAATCCTTGCCTCGATTGCGACGATCGAGGTCACTGCACGATGAACTGTTCACCCCCGATGGAGACGAAACCGATGGCCGAACCCGCAAAAGACCTCGTTGTGAAAGACCGCATCCGCGTCCCGGCCGGACAAGCCCGCCGGCCAGGCAAGACGCCCGAAAATTTTCTCGCCGTCATCATGGCGGCAGCCACCGACCCGCGATGCGATGTCCAGAAAATGCAGGCATTGCTCGTGATGCAGCGCGAGGTCGAGGACCGAGAATCGCAGAAAGAGTTCAACCGCAATTTCATCCTGTTGCAGGAGGAACTTCCGGCGATCGCTCGCGACGGCAAGATCGAGATTTTCGCGAAGGATGCCACCGGCGCCCGCCCGGCTGTCGGCCGCGCCCAGCAATCGACGCCCTACGCCACATTCAACAATATCATGAAGACGATCAAGCCGCTGCTTATCCGCTACGGCTTTGCGCTGTCGTTTTCGACCGAGCCGGTGGGCGAGCGATTGCTGGTCAAGGGATTGCTGGAGGGCCATGGCCACGCCCGGACGACATCTTTCCCGCTCCCGGCCGAGACGTCAGGCTCCAAGAACAACGTGCAGGGCTGGGGATCGTCGATGTCCTACGGCAAGCGATACGCGACGATCGCGCTGCTCAATATCATCAGCGACGCAAAAGAGGACGTCGATGCCGACGGCCATGGCGGCAATTTCGAGCGCGCCAAGGGCGGCGGCTTTGCCGAAGTGCCGGCCAAGCAAAAGCCGGTCAGCCCGGCCCAGCGCGACGATCTGATCCAGCGCATCACGGACGCCAAGATCACGGAAAGCCAATTCTGCACCCGCTACGGCGTTCTCCAGATCGGGTTGCTACCGGCTGAACTCTACGACGCGGCGGTGAAGTCGATCGAGGATCACGTCGAGGCCGCACGCGAGCAAAGGGCACAGCGCCGTGGGTAAGGCTGCCAAGAAAGCCTCGGCGCCCGCGCGATCGCTGGAGATCGTCGATGTCGAACAGGGCAAACCCGAATGGTTCGACGCCCGCAAAGGCATCCCCAGCGCGTCCAATTTCGCGACCATCATGGCGCAGGGCAACGACGGCCCGGCGTTGACACGGACCCAATATCTCTACCGCCTGGCCGGCGAGATCATCACCGGCCGTCCGGCCGAGGAAACGTTCAAATCGCGCGCGATGGAGCGTGGCAAGGAAATGGAGCCCGAGGCGATCGCCGACTACGAGCGTCGCAAGAAAACCACGGTCCAGCGCATCGGGCTGGCGATCAATTTCACCGGCCTCAAGCGATGCTGTGCCAGCCCTGACGGGCTGGTCGGTTTCGACGGCGGGCTCGAAACCAAGACCATGCGACCGGACCTGATGATTCCGCTGCTGATGCGCGGCGCCGCCATGCAATCCGAGCACCGCGCGCAAGTGTTCGGCAACATGATGGTGCTGGAGCGGGACTGGTGGGATTTCAAAATCTATTATCCCAACATGCCGGATTTCACAGTCCGGGTCGGGCGCGACGAAGCATATATAAAAATGCTGCACGGCCAGATCGAGATCTTCAACCACGAACTCGGCAATCTCGTTAAAAAGCTACGCGCTATGGGAGCGGGCCAGTGACTCGACGCCGGGCCAAGAACGGTGTCCCGCTGCGCTGGATTGTCGCCCACGTTTCTCACACGGGCGAGACTTGCCTGATCTGGCCTTTCGGATATGCCGGAAAGGGCTACGCGAGCGCTGTCTGGGTTGATGGCGCGCCAATTCTGGCCTGCCGATATATGTGCCAGGCGGCGCACGGTGCCCCACCGAGCGATCAACATCACGCCGCGCATTCCTGCCGAAACGGCCAAAATGGATGCATTCATCCAGGGCACTTGCGTTGGGCTACGCCAGCGGAAAACGAGGCCGACAAGATCATGCACGGCACCAAGATAATCGGCACCGCGCAGCGCGGGGCAAAACTTGATGACGAAAAGGTCCGATCTATTCGGGCGGCAAGTGGAACACAGCAGGCGATCGCCGATCGATTCGGTGTCAGCCGTAATGCCGTCAGACAGGTTTTAAATGGCGATACGTGGAGCCATGTCCAGTGACCAAAAAACCCCGCCCTTTTCGCGCACGCCCGATCGCCTGTGTCTGGAACGGCGAGCATCTGATCCCGCTGCCGCGTTTCATGAACCTGTGCCGGCAGATGTTCGAGGTCCACGAAGAATATCCGCTGATGATCGTCGAGGAACGATCGCAAGCCAGCCACAACCACTATTTCGCAGCCGTCAAAGAGGCGTTCGACAATCTGGCCGAGGAATACAAGAACGGCTACCCGACGCCGGAACACCTCCGCGCCGATGCGCTGGTGCAGGCTGGATTCTGCACCGAGACGACGTATGCGGTCGCGGATGCCACAGAGGCCCGCAAGCTGGCGACGTCGTTGCGCCGCATGAGTCCGCTTTCGATTATCCGCGTCCGTGGCGATGTCGTGAAGCATTTCGAGCCCGAATCCCAATCGCGGCCGGCGATGAAGAAAGAGCGGTTCGAAGCGTCCAAAGCGGCCGTGCTGGAGATCGTCTCAGCCATGGCACGCACCACCCCGGCCGAACTCAAAAAGAACGCGGGGAAATCAGCATGAGCGCCGACCTGTTCAATTGGAAACCACCCGCTGGCTATCCGGCCCGCCCGGGCTTCAAGGAGGCCACCACTAGCCGGGACGCGGCCGAGAAAGTCGTCCCGATCGCCAAGGGGCTCCGCGACAACGTGCTGGTGGTGCTGCGCGCCGTCTGGCCGGAAGGGCTGACTGCCGACGAGGTCGCCGCCAAGGTCCACAAAAAGGAATTTTCGATACGGCCGCGCCTCAGCGAATTGCGGGCGATGCGCGCGATCGAGCCGCGCACCGTCAAGGGCGTGGTCGAGCGCCGGCCGAATGAAAGCGCCTCCGACGCCATCGTGTGGGTGGCAAAACGATCCTACGGAGAGTGGTGATGGCGCTGCGTCTGTTCACGGTCGAAGAAAAGATATCGGCGCTGCACGTTGAACTGGTCGAGGCCCGGCGTGTCGATCGGCCGCCCGGCTCGGCTGCCCAGCGCCACTACGATATTCTCAAGGCGATCGCCGCGGATCTTCGTGCGCGTGAGGGTGCCAGCCGTATCGCCGCCATTGACGACCTCGAGGCCGCGATCGCGCGCGTCCAGAAAACCCGCACGGCCGGGGTCGGATACGACGAAGGGCAACTGATCGCCCTCGCCGGCACGCTGATGAACAAGTGGCCCGGCATCCGCCAGGCGCTGGAGCAATTCGCACAGGAGAGCGCGACATGAAGTCGACTACCCAAGCATTCCCGCTGCTGTGGCCCGATGGCTGGCCCAAGACGCCGGCGGCCGAACGTGGCGAAGGCAAGCAATTCGTAACGGTCGGCCGGAAAGCCGGCCAGACGTGGAAATCGTCGTCGCCCGTCACGTTCGATCGCGCGCGCCAGCTGCTTTGCGAGGAACTGGACCGCCTGGGCGCCACCAATGTCACGATATCGACGAACGTCCCGCTGCGCGCCGACGGGATGCCGTCCGGCAACGCCGCCGACCGTATCTATCAGGAGCCCGGCATCGCCCTCTACTTCATGCTCAAGGGCCGCGCGATGGTGATGGCGCAAGATGCCTACAAGCCGATCGCGGCGAACATGCGGTCGCTGGGGCTGGCCGTCGAGGCGATGCGGTCACTGGAGCGCCACGGCGGCGGCACCATGATGAACAAGGCATTCGACGGCTTTCTGGCCCTGCCGGCGCCGGCCGGATCAAAGCCGAAGCGGCCGTGGTGGACGGTGCTGCGATATTCCGAAAATCCCGAGGACCGCGATCTTTTGTCGGTTGCCGAGGTCAACGCCCGGTTCAACACGCTGGCGAAGAAACTCCATCCTGATGCCGGCGGCGATGCCGACGAAATGGCCGAGTTGAACGCCGCGCGGCAGGAAGCGATTACGGAGCTTGGAGGCGAATCGTGACATTCGACGAGATCATGGCCGTCTATACCGGCAGCAATGCCGATGCGACGCACGCGCTTTACGCCACGCTGTCGACATTCCAGCCCCGGGGCTACATCGCCATCAATCTGATCCGGACGTGCAAGGCGTCCGAACGCGCCAAGAAATATCGTGGCAAGCCCGGACGCGGCGGCCCCAGCTACCGCCAGATGGCCTATGACAAAAAGGACTGGTCGATCGACGAGCTTTGCCGCGCGCTGGTCGCCAATCCGGACGTCATTAATTCATGGGGCTGGGGCCGCGACGCCAAGGCGATCGGATTCGAGAACGTCCTTTATGTCGATATCCCGGGCGCCGGTCAGGTCAGCTTTCACACCGAACATCGCCGCGACGGGCCCGATTTTTCGGGCCGCTGGGATGGCGCCCGCAATCAAGCACCGCGACGTATTTGCCGATGGACCGAGGCCATCCTGGCCGGCCGGGAAGTCGAAACACAGGGAGAGCAAGATGCCGTACACACCGGGACCGAAAGAAATGCAGTTGAAGGCCCTCAAGGCGACGGGGCGCCAGAGCCCCAGCAAGCCGGCCTCGACATCTGATCTCCGCGAGAAAGTCGCCAAGATCAAAGGCAAGCCGCCGAAGGCCAAGAAAGCCGGCAAGCGCCGATGACCGGCCCATCATCACCGCGCTGCGATGAATGCGGCGGCGAAGCCGAGGCCCTCGACACTGACGGCACGTTTCTGTGCGAGGGCTGCGCGCTGGAGGCAAATCTGGACCTTGAAGATTTGCTCGACATGGCTATGCGATTTCAGGACCGCCGCTGATGCCGAAACTTTACCGCCCGCATATCCCGCTGGCCGTCCGCGCGAAGGTGGCCGAGCGCCAATTGCGCGGCCTGATCCATTTACCGCCCAGCGCCATCATCGCTCCGGACACCAGCTTGAAGATCCGACTCGAGTCGTTGCTGATCGGCATTGCTCGCATGCTCGACTGCGACGTTTCCGAATTGCGGCTCGATCACGATCCCGCGCTGGGCGCCAGGCCGCGCACCGGCGAGGGCAAGCAAACCATCTACGACCCGCCGGCTAACGACCCCGCGCATCTGTTCTACAGGCCGCACGGCGCCGAATATGTCGGCAGTCACCTCATCAAGACCAACGTGCGCGGCGACAACGGCCAGCACCCCGACCGGGTGCTTATCAAAAAACAGCGTCGGCTCGAGCGTGGGCCCAAGCCGCGTCGCGGGCCACCGATCAGGTCGGCTGGCTTTGCTTCCAAAGGCGGCGCCAAACTTAGAGGCGGAAAAGTGAAGTGGGCAAAGCGCCCGTTCCCGAAGCGTCCCCGATGAAACTGCGCCAGCGCTTCGTGATGCACGCCCGCATCCAAGGCGGGGCGCTCTACGGCTACAACATCATCGACGAGGCCGACCGGGTCGTCGGGCACAAATCGATCCACATCAATAAGAAAACCGCGCCCTGGAAGGAAACCGCCACCTACACGCTGGGCGATCTGGAGTTCACGAACGCCGCCGATTTCCGCAAAGCCTACGAGGCAAAGATCATCACCGACAAGCGCGACGCCGAATGGGACGCCGCCGCACCAAAGGAGAAACCATGACGCCGATCGACTATATCGACGCAGCCCGCGTGCCGAAAACGCTCAAGCCGCAGGAATTTGGCCTATGGAAAATCGAGCGCATCCGGGCCGGCGGCCAGAAACTCAGTCCGACCGAAATGGCGATGCACCAGATCATGGTCGGATATCCCGATTATACGCTGTTGCGCCGCGTCACGATGGCTAGCATCCACATGGGCGGCGAGATCGTCATGGAGGACGGCATCGTCGAACTGTCGAAACATCTGCCGATCTGGATTGCCGCGCGCGGGCTGGTGCTGATCACCGGGCTGGGGCTGGGATGCGTGGTGCGCGGCCTGTTGGTGAACCCTCGAGTCGACCACGTCACGGTCATCGAGATCGATCAGGGCATCATCGACGCCGTCGGGCCCGAGTTCGATGGCAACCCGCGCGTGACGATCTATCAGGACGACGCGCTGAAATGGGACGCTGGCGATCGCCGGTTCGATTTCGCTTGGCACGATCTATGGTGCGAGGGCGAAGGCCTCCACCTTATGCACGCCGAGCTTTTCATTCGCCATCGCAAGAACGTCGGCCAACAGGGCGCCTGGGCGTTCCCGCGCGACTTCGCAAAACTATACGGCCGCAAGCAATTCCCGCTGCTGGGTGCCCCAAAACAACCGAGGAATCTGGTCCGTGAAAAAGCGACATCCGAACTTTAAGGGCGGCCGGATCATCGAGCCGCGCGGATACGCGCTGGTCTATGTCGGCAAGGGACATCATCTGGCAGACATTGCTGGAACCATTCGCCCGATACGCGATCCAGATGTCGGCCGCGTGGCCGCAGCGCGATAATTCGGTTTTCTACGGCTGTAAGCGACCGGGCGCGCATCAGATCACCTATGGCGATTTTCGCCGGGCGGCGTCGGTATTTCTAGCGCCGTCCACCAACCACGAAGGAGGCCCAATGCCCTACCGCGTTCCACCCGGCTGGATTCTGATGCCGGAAAAGCCGACGCCCGAAATGTTGGCCGAGGGATGCAAACGCGCCCTCAGCACGTCGGTGCTGATGGACGACACCCGGTTCGCTTGCGAAATGGCCGTCTGGGAAGGTTTCGTCGCCAAACGCCCGGAACCGCCGAATGAAACCAGCTAAAGGCCAGCGTCCCGCCAGCCGGGCCGCCCAGGGCGCGTTATTCCGGCCCGAGCGCGGGAAAGGCCCATCGGAAACGACACAGGCCCTGGCGGGCGTCCCGCTGGGGCCTGTTTCACGTGAAACGCCGGGCGGTACATCCGCGCCTCGGGTAGTGGGTCAGTTTGAAAAATGACCCTGAAAGATTTCGCTTGGTTAACGCGGTGCGGCTTTGAGTTCCGGGATGAATTTCTTGAGCGCACCGTACAACACGCCCGAAGATGTACCCTCATCTTTAGCTGGCGTGAATCCTTGCGAGAGGTACCATTTCCAAAGCTTGGTATTGGGGCCGCCCTCACTATCCAGCATCAATCCCCACGAGGCGATATCCAGATTGCCATAGACCCGCCGGGCGGCATCAACGATCAGTGATTCCCCTATCCCCCTCGGAGCGCTGTCGCATCGGCCCATGAAGACGATGAGGCAGATGGCGGGGCTATAACGGGTCTCTGATTGGGGTGGCGTACCGTAGTGCTTCACGAGCATGGCGTAATCGACATCCTCGCCGAACGTCTCTTCAACGGCCTCCAGGTACGGCTTATGACCGTCGCTGGTTAGCTGGACACGATTGGCCAGTCTGCCCTTCAGATCGGCGACAAACTCAACAGCGGCGTTCGTGCTGCGGTCAGCGAGAAGCCAGCTAACAAGAAGCTTGGTATCCGCGCAGATCGCGGTCCACGTCCAGACGTCGCCAGCCCTTTCGGGGGCGGCCTTAGCTTTCTCGACGTTGCCAGCCTTGGCGTAAACGAAGCTCCAGATTTCATCCATCTGGACGCGCTTGCACGGCAGATTTCGAAGCGCCTTGTCCTGATAGGCGGCGCAGGCGTGACCGGCCTCAACTAGCAATTTAGCGACGGTATTTTTGCTGCATCCGGTCAGGCGGGTGACGGCCCGAAGCGACTGCCCCTCACAAAGAAGGTGCAGGATTTGGGCGCGCGTTTTTCGATCCAGCCTGTTCATGGCTGGAACTATACTAACCCTTATGCTTGAGTTTCAAGCATAAAAGGTCAGTTACGGGGCGTCGACGAGAACCAATCGGCCGTCGACCTCGACAATCTTCTGCGGTCGGCCACGACCAAACTCCCGACGTTCTTCCGTCGGTTCATGCTCAGAGGCGCTTCCGGAACGCGTTTCACGGTGAGAGGCGGGATGCTGCCGTTCCTTCGAGTCGGCACGGACAGAACCGCTTCGATTGGCATTAGTGATCATCGGCAAACCCTATGTAATGGTGGGTCAAGTCAGGTTCATTCAGTTGTCTGTAGCCCTTGTCCTTCGTGATTACGCCAATGTGTGTACGTCCGCCGACTGTTGCCACGCCACGCGCAAACCTCGATTTACCAGCCTGCAAAAGTATCAGGTACGAGACGAAGTTAACAGCTTCTTGCAGCGGTAAAACCGAATACGGAACTCCTAGCCTGAAAGTTTGCCACGGCAGCGTTACCGAAATATCACCCGGTAGCGTCGTATCAACGCCCTCCGGCATCTTTTGGTTCAGTGCTTTCAGGATATCGTCCACGATCTTGAGCGCCGCTTGGTTCATTTGAACCTGGTACGCCTTAATTGCCTCTGTTGCGGCTTTTTCAATCTGCTTGCGGAGCTCTGTGTCGTATCCACGAATCACGCGCTCGACGGCATCCGATTGCGCGTTCCAGATGAGACTTGATTTTCCAGAGGCAAACTCCTCTTTTGCGGTGCCCTGCTTCACGCGCACGCGATACGCGACCGGAAATTTATCATTTTGACCAAAGCCCCCGATCAAGAACTCTGGTCCTTCGCGCGCGGACTCTGGCATGTCTGAGTCTCTGTAGTGCTCATCATATTCGGCGCGCATGAACTCCAAAAAGCCTTCCGCGACTTCCTTGACCGTTCTTGGCTGTTTTTTGCTCTTGCCCGGTACCTTTGGCTTGCCGTGATATTCAGCCGCAAGACTTGAAATGATCCTTTTATTCAGGCTTGCGGCCCCGGCCGTCACTGCCGCGACATTGCAGTATTTGCTGCACAACGGAAACATCTTCGTCACGCCGCCCCATGCGTCGGTGACAATATGCTGAAGCTCTCCGAAGTCGAATTTGGTGGTCGCCTTCCCGTCGGCATCAAACGCGATGTTGCCGTCGGCATCTTTCTCCATGCCCGCCACAAATGGATCTAAGTAATAGTCACCACTGCTCGCGGTGCTATCACAACCAAGTATGAGCGCTTCACTCGTCACCAATCCGACGTTAATCGTCATCGTCTGATTTGTTCGCCCACCGCACTTCCGCTGCTCGGCGCGCGATATCGCGGCGCTGGTCAGCGGTAAGTTTTGCCGCGCGGGCGACACCCCCCTTGAGACCGCCCTTTCTGGCAAATTCCTTTGCCGGGCTACTGAGGGGAACCGTATCAGGTGCCGCGCCGGTTGCAATATCAACGATTGCCTTCGCAAGTTGATTGGGGTCGCGGGGGCGCTTTGGGACCTTGGGCATAGTGGCAATATAAGCCTGATTTGCCCGTCGGGCAGATGATTTTCTGTGCCTTATTCAAACTGACCCACTACCGCGCCTCGACGCCTGCGACATTTTATTGCGCGATCAGCTTATGATGGTCAAGTTCTCGGCGGCCGCTCGTGGCGACTCCCGCTTGATCCCGGTGCGGTGGATGCGGGCACGAATCGCCAGCGCCCGAATTACTAGAATCAAATCAATGGCGACAATCGTCATCATTTCGCATGGCCACGGCTGCCAGTTTTTGGTGTCCGCATAGCTGACCGACCAGAGGAACGCCCACGCCAGAAGGGCGTAAGCGATTCGCCGCATGAAGCGGATGGACGCCGGATCCTCGCCGTCCTCGGCCTCCCATTGCGTCGATTGCATCACATAGACCGATACGAAAAAGCCAAACATCGCCAAGACGGTATGAAGCAATCTTAGGTCCGTTCCTTCCAGCGCGCGGTCGACGTACTGCATGGTCAGGGTGCCTTATTGCTGTTGAAGGGCCGCCACGATTTGGCGGCCTCGACGATCCCTTGGCAGATCGCCATGCCGGCCAGCCCAACTATGAAAGCCCCGGCACCGCCACTTGTTCCGATGTAGTGGCCGATCGGCTCGCTTAAATAGTTAGCCGTCAAGGAACCTACCACCATGGAACCGATGATGGAAACAGGGTCGGAGCGCTTAAACACAAAAGCGTTGACCACGCCGCCGGCCAAGCCGGCCACCAAATCGGGCATCTTGACTCCGATCTGAACCAGAAACCCCGGATCGTCAGGCATTTGCGCGTCCCCAGCCCGGGCACGATTCGAAACAGTGCGGCCCGGTGCAATCTATATCGCACCGGGCCGCGCTGCACACCCCGCCTTGCGGCGGCCTGTTAGTAATTGAACTTGTAGTTGATGCCGGTCAGAATCAGGTTCTCCGAATTAAGCTGGAGATTGCCGTTCCGCGAGGGGCCGTAATTCACATACATGTACTTCACATCGAGGAACATCTTCGACGAGATATCGAAGGTCGCGCCCGCGCCGGTCGCCCAGCCGCTTGCGAACTGACGCTCGACCGCGCCCACCAGTACATAAGGCGAGATCAGGCTCTTTTGCAGAGTCGACGGAATGGTGATCGGCGCGCTGTCGTTGCCCAGAATGCCAGACAGGTTTCCGCCCACCTTGGCGATCTGGTACGAGAATAGACCGTTCTCGTTGCCGCTGACGCCATTGACGGTCGCCTTGGTCGAAATCTGACCGCCGACCGCGACTTCACCGCCGAAGAACCAGTTGCCCTTGGCGTATTGATAGCCGGCCACCGCCATCGGAATGCCGCCGCCCGCAAACACCGATCCGTTCACGCCGTTCCCGACGATATCGGCGTTGGACCCGACGCCGCCGATTGCCGCGCCGAGATAGAAACCAGTGCAGGAGGTCGGCGTGCAGGGATTGGACGGCACCGAATAGACTGGAGCTTTGACGGCCATGTCGGCCGCGCCCGCAGGACTGGCGATCAAAAAAGCCGCGGCCAATGACGCGACGGCGAAGATTGCAGATTTCCTCATGATGATTCCCCTGGGGTTGATGAGAGCCGGCAAGGTACGCCGTCCCGGGGTCGCCGGCAGGCTGAATGCTGTGCAGCCGGCCAGATTATCCCCGGCTGTGTGCTTTTTGCATCAGACGGCCAGCGGACGGTCCAGCGGCACCGGCACGATCGCGCTGAGGACCAGCAGGAGGTCACGCGGGTCCACACAATGGACCGGCGCCGTCAGCGGCGAATGGCTGGGGAACCAGTCGGCTTTTCGCAGCGCGGCCGTCTGGGCATCCGTCGCCGGCAGATCGAGGAATAATTCGTCGGCCGGCTTGGCGCCATCGTAGCATGCCGCCGTCCATATGCTGGCCGATCCAGAGCTTGCCGTCCAGCGACACCGCCTCGACATGGCTGGGAATGATCGGCATCGAGGTGCCCTCGCGCAACTCGATTGCACCGGACTCGAGGCCGCCGCCCTGCACAAAGCGCAACCGAATCATTTCTTGGCGTCCATGAACGCGATCGCTTTTTCGGCCAGCGGCAGGAGCGCGACCAGATCGGGCCACGTGGCCGTCACCTTGGGCAACACGTCCTTGATGATCGGCATCGCCTCGTCGACCAGCGGCTTGACCTGATCGTAGATCGGGACCGCCTTCTCGACGATCGGCGCCAGCTTTTGCAATTCCGGCTCCAGCGCCTTCGCTGCCGCGATCAACCGGCCGGCACCCGGCAATTTCGCGTCGAGTTCGTCAATGAGCTCGGCGGGCACTTGCGCCAGGCCGAGCCCGATTCGGACCAGAATGTTCATCAGGCTGCTTTCGGGATTTGAGCGGGACTCGCGACCACCGCACCGGACGTCGCCGGGTTGGCGGCCATTTCAGGATTGACGACACCAGCCGAGCCGATCTCTTTGCTGGCGGCGGCGTTCAAAATAACCACCTTGGCATCGACGTTGCCGGCTTTCGCGGCTGCGAAAATCTTGTCCATCATGGCACCGAAGCCGGACGAGTTGACGCCCACCTTTGCTAGCCACACGGCCAAGATCGGGAAAACAATGTACCAGATGCTCGCGAACGCGCCGATGAAATCCTGCGTCGCCTGATACATGACGTGGACTTTGGAAATGATGAGCGCGGCCTGATCGGGCGACAACGTGCCGAGCACAACCGCCACGCTCAACGCGCCGGTGGCGTTCGACCCCAGATATCGAAGACCGGCAGCGACCTTGTTGGAGGTGTCCGTAGGCGCGGGCGCGGGTGCCATGATGCTCTCCCTGTTGCGATCGCCGGCACCATACGACGATTCACTCCGGGAAAATAGACTCGATAAGCCCGGCGAACTTAGCCCCATCATCTTGCAGCTTTCGAAGACCGGTTTCCTCCTGCCTGATCGCCAGTTCGGGACGCTCGGCGCCCTCGTTGATGCGGAATGCGTTGAACATTCCCTTGATGGCGTCCGCCTGGGCTTCCTTGAGTGCCGAAAGCGCTTCTTGTTTGTTTATCATCAGACCGGCTCCTTAGACTTCGCCAGCGCCTCGCGAAGCGCTGCGATGGTTTTCTCGCCGGCCACGCCATCGACCTCGAGGCCGTAATCGTCTTGGAACGCCTCGACCGCCAGCTTGGTTTGCCGGCCATAGCTGCCGTCGACATCAAGCGGCGGATCGCGGCCGAGATCGTTAAGCGTCTGCTGAATCCACTTGGCGTCGGCATCGGGCTGTGCCGCAAAGCCGGACGCGATAGGCGGTGCCGGCACATAGGGCACGGCCGCCAGCGCCAGGGTAGGGTCCAGTTCGACCATGCGGCGCGCCACCGGGATGATGCCCAGCTGCGGGTCCATGTGGTCAGGGTTGAATTTGCCGTCATCGTCGTACTTGCCGACGGTCTGGATGTTTGTCCCGCCCCAGAGATAGGGCGAGTGCATGTGATGGAAATCGCGATAGCCGAAACCGTTGAAAAGCTCGCCGTAATAGCAGATCAGCGGCCACGTCCAATTGTCGGCTCCGACCTTGTCCAGCCCATTGAGCCGGTACGCCGCGATTGCGGCCGACTTCCAGTCTTTGAAGGGACCGTTGTGCGGAATCCATTTCGAGGTGCTGTGCAGCGGCCAGCCCTGCGCGGGATTGAGGTTGAAATTCGACGAAGCCTCTCGTTCGAACGATGGCCCGATGAACGCGACTGGGACGCCATCGGCGGCCGTGACCTCAAGATATAGAGACTTGTGGGTCAGCAACTTGGTGGCGACCTGATCGACGAGGCTTTTGTGATCCTCGCGCACCACCATCACGGCCAGCAATCCAGTATATTCTCGGGTCAGGGCCGTGATCGGGTGTTCCATGGTGCCTCCGTCAGTACCGGAATTTGACCGTCATCATGTCGTCGCCAGAGTCGAGCCAATTTTGGCCATAAGACCAATACTGGTTATCGATCATCGACGCCACCATTGTTCCTCCGAAGGGTGGCGGCGTGCATCGCGCCGTCCGAGTCGCGGCGAAAACCATCTGGGCACTCGATGGCGCGAAAATTTCCTGATTCATGTTTCCGATGAACCCGGTTGAGTCGGCCGAATACGGGACATTCCCGGACGGCCCGGAATCGCCGCACGTCTGTGTCGACGCCGTGGCGCCCCACCCCACGCTGATCTGATAGGATGTGTTTTGCGTCGGCTGCGGCGTCGCGATGTTGAACATGTCACGGTGGTTGACCGCCATATCGACGACGACGCGGTCGCCAGAGACGTAGCCCGCAAGAATGGTGGCCGACAGCCCGGAATTGCTGCCGACAAAATTCCACGACCCGCTCATAAACCAACAATTCGGGCCAGCCTGCGAGAAGGATCCGCACAGTTGCGCGCCCGCCGGGCTGGTCGGGAGGGAGCCCGGGATCAGGGCGCCGGAGCCGTTCTGCGAATTGCCGATCATCTGGTAAATCACCGGCTGGAACCCGGGCGGGAAGGTCACCTTCATCAGGCCGTCGATGCGATTGTCGCTGTTCCAAATTCCGCACTGCCGATTGAATCCGGACGAAAAATCGCACTCAATCGAGCCGGCCGTCGCCGAGATCATGAAGTCGCCGACCATCTTGCAGCCGTTCGCAGCGCACGAGATGTCGTCGGCGTGCGTGGGATCGCGTCGGATCATCACAGCCGCGCCGTTGACCCGCACGCCCTGAAACAGCCCGTCGGCCACCGGCGGCGCGCCATTGACCCACGCGGCCGAGCCCAGCACCGGAACGGCACCGTTGCAGCCGACATAGACGCGATGGATCGTGCCAGGGAGCCAGCTCGAGTCGAGGTTCAACGTCAGCCCGATCGGGTCGCTCGGCCCGGACGTGAATTGCTGAGGCTGGAACGATGCCCCGCCTTGGCACAGGGTGGGCACCATCGTGCCTCGATAGGGCGCGTAGTCGATGAAACTGGCGAGCGAGTCCTGATAAAGCTCCGCGACGCCGTGGACGTTCGTCAGCCGGCCGCCGCCCGGAATGCCGGGAGCCGTCAGCGTCGATACCACCGGAGGCGGTGGTGGCGGCGGCGATGATGCGGGCAAATACTCCACCATGATCACCCCGTAGGCGGCTATCGTACTCGAAACCGGACCGATCATGACGGCCTGATTCCACGACGGCCCCGAAGGGTTCGCCGGGTTGTAGTAGGTCGTCACCGGGCTGGAATACTTCGCGGCTTGTCCGTTAGAGCCCGCCGGGAATTGCTGGCCGACCAACGGGACTTCTCCGGCTTGCATCGAGATCAGTGCGGTGTCGCACAGCACGTTGGCGCTGCCGGCCGGCATCGTCAGCCCGGACACACCCTTGCAGGTTTCCTCGATCGGCGGCGCCTTGCACGTCGATGCGGACAATTGCGAGCAAACCATGACGTGGGAGAATACGGTCTGGACCGCGTGCGGTGCCCCGTAGGTGACGCGCAGCGCTTGGATTGCGACCGGTAGCGCCGGCATCGCTTGGCGCATTTCCTCGCCTGGGCCGCAGCAATCCGAGTCCTTGGTCCATGCCGCGTTTGAGTAAAGCGTTTGCCATGTCTGGGCCGAGGCCGGCCCAGCGATCAGGCATCCGGCCAGCAGCATCGCCGCGGCGATCCGAAGATGTCTCATGTGATTTTCCCTGTTGAAAAAGAAAGGCCGGCACCAATGCCGGTGCCGGCCAGGAACTTCGCTCGATACGCTGCGGTTGTCTACAATCCGTAGCGTTCCTCGATGAGGATGGACCCGCTGGCTCCGGCGTTTCCATTGACCGGATTGCCGCTGCTTTTGGCGCCACCGGGGCCAACCTGATAGCCGTAGCTGGCTGCAAGCGGCGCCGGGACAAAGAACTCGACGTATTCACCAGCGCCGCCGCCGCCCGACGCCACGTTCGGTCCGCCGGTAACGCCGCCGGCGCCAGCGCCAGTGTTCGGGGCCGCTGGGCCGCCATCTGTCGATTGCGAACCAAAGCCGGCGCCACCATAGGGCCCATTACCGCCCGAACCGCCCACCGCATTGCCGGGGCCGCTGGCCGCACCTTCGGTGCCCGCCGCGCCTTTCACGCGAAGGATTTCTGTGCCGGTCCCGGTTGTGCCGCCGGTGCCACCAAGGCCCGGATTGCCGATGCCGCCAGCGACACCAATCGAGGGCGATCCGCCGTTGGCGGTCGTCGATCCGAAGAACGACTGGCCGCCAGCAATGCCCGGGTTGGTCCCGCCAGTTCCGCCGCTTCCAGCCCCACCGCCCATCATTCTGATTCGCAACGAGGTGGCGCACTGCGGCGGCGTGTAGGTTCCGCTCGTCCCGTTTAGAAGCGAGGTAAACGTTGACGCTTGGCTGCCGTTGCCGGACGCGATAACGAACTCGGTGCCGTCGTAGATCAGGACCGACTCTTGCGCGGTTCGTAATTCGCATCCCGTCAGCGCCCCGATGCCGCCTGGGGCCGGCTTTTTGATGGCGATCGGACCCAACGTGCCACCGCTGTCAAGCGTGATCTTCAGTGTGGACGCGCCGTTGTTGATGCCATTCGGCAAGAGGCGGATCGGCACGCCGAGCAAATCATTGAGCGCGACGACGTTGTGGACCGGCACCAGCAGCGAGGTCGATGTGCCGCCGGCCGTCCCGACCCACGTCGACGATGCATTGAGTTGCGCCAACGCGGGCGCGATGAAAATGGTCGACAGAAGCGCGATGGCGGCGCCGACAGATCGGAAAAATTTCATGTGTTCCCTCATCAAGATTTTGATACGCCCCAGAGATTAGAGCCGTAATACGTGAATGTCACCGTCATGCGGTTGACGTTGCAGATCGTCTCGTTGAGGCCCGCGATGGTCTGCCCGCCAGGCGCCAGTACCGTCAGCGGGAATTGCTGAAAATTACCGACGAGATCTTGATATTCGTAAGTCTGGCCTGCGCTGGCGTTCGATGGCAGCACGGTCGACGAAGCGCCGACGCCCGAGGTTCGATTGAGACCAATGCTGCCGTTCGCATCCGCGGTCGTGGTGTTGAACGCGCCGCTCGCGGTGACGGTGCGGTTCGGCGAAACGGTGATCTGTTGCACCATCGAGGCCATCTGGCCCGCGGTCAGCAAGTTGGCGACCAAGTCGCCAGCCAGCCAGGACAGCGCGTTGGTGTTTTCCTGCGCGCGGATGATGGTGGTAAAATTGTCGCCGCTGATCGCCGTGCAATAGACGATCTCGGTCAGCAGGCCCGTGGCCGCATCATTCAGCGTGGCGGAAAATTGCTGGTTGCCGGCGGGGTTCGGAAATTCGGCGCCGGTCCCGGACGAGACCGACAGCGACGTCGCCGTGTTGTTGATCGGCGCCGACAGCGTCGTTGAGGCATTGTTCGCAAAGATGAAAAGATTTGCCATTTAGCTCCCCGGAACCGTGATCATGAACTGGAATTGGAACGGAAGCTGCAGAACCCCGGCCTCGATGGCTTCCTTTAACACGGATTCGTTCGGGACGGGATCGGGGCCATTCTCGAATTGGGTCAGCAGGCCATTGTACGGGATTCCCGGCTGATTGAACCCGATCCGGTTATACATGGCACCGCCGGTGATCTTTCGCGTGCCCAACGCCAGCCGGATGCTCACTTGCCCGTTTTCGCCGAACGTGATGCTGATCTGATAGGTGTTGTCGATGTTTGGCGCGCTGCCGTTGTCGCCGATTAGAAAGCGCATGATGCGGCGCTTCAACCAGCGCACGTTGAATCGATTGCCGTCGCCCTTGTAGAAATTCCACGTCGCGATGCGCTTGAAGATGTCGTCGGTCGTCGCGGCCACATCGCTGGGCCCGATGATCTGGATTTTATCGAACGGCCAAGTGTTGTACGCGAAGGTGTTGTAGGGGCCGTTGGCGCGGAATTTTCCGCTCGACAGCGTCGGCCGGATGAAGCCGTAAATGCCGGCCATGACCCAATCCAGCAACATGCCGGTGATGGCAGGATTCGTATAGGCGGCAAGCGGGACAGTCGCGAACCACGTCACATAGCCTTGCACGAACCCATTATAGGCGTCGACGAACGCCTGCAGATCGTCGTCGTCGGCATATTGCTCATAGAGATACGCCGGGATGGTTTCCGTCAGCGTCGTCGGGCCCGACGGCGGAAATGTTCCGGATTGCGGCGTGGGTGGGAATTGCGGTGCCATATCAGGCCTGCTCGACGGTCATGCCGCCAGTCGTCGCCTCGAAATAGCTCTCCGGATCTCCGAACACCAGCTTGGTTCCGGACTGCGGCGGGGTCACGACGCCGTTGATGATCACCGTAAAATCGATGACGGAAATCTGGGCTGGCTGGAGAATGCCCGCCAGCGACGCGGTGAAGGTTTCCTCAGCAACCAGCAAGTTAAGCGGCTGGCCCGCCTGAATCGTGTTGATGTACGCCGCCAGCGCCGGGGCGGCGGCTTGCGCGACCGATGCCTGGGCGACAAAATTCGGCTCCGAAGTATTCCAGACCACGACCAGCGTCACGATCTGTTGCGGCGGAATGACGAACGGGACCGTGTAGATGTCCGGGAAATCGATGATGTTCGGGGTCTCGTTCCTGAAATTCGGCGTCACGACACCGCCGCCGGTATAGGGCGGGAAACCGACCGTGTTGATGCCGGTCGAAAGCGTCTTTTCGTCGATCACGGTCGCGGTCAGATTGATGCCATCGATTGGCAGCATACCCTCGGCGCCATTGATCTGGAAAACTTGCCCGGTCTGGTAGCCATGATTTTTGTCCAGCGTCACCACGCCAGGATTCGCTTGGGTGATGTTGGTGACGTTGAGGCTGGAGCCGACCAGCGTCGAGATATCGAAAAGCGCGTCGTAGATGGCGCCGGCGACCTGATAGGGATCGCCGCCGCCGACGATCACCGACCAGCCGCCGCCGGCCTGCTGGAGGACCGAGATCAAGCGTTGCTGGACGCCCGGCACCAACCCGAGCAGGGTTTTTAGCATGGTCGGCATGCCTTGCGAGATCGCTTGGCCGCCTTGAACCACGCGGGCTCGGTATTGCTCGGGCGTCTCGGCCGCCGCGCTGGTGATACCGGCCAGCGCGTTCGAGCATGTGATCGCATAAGGCGCTGGCACCGAGGTGATGACCGCGTCTACCGACCCGGGCGCGACCGGCCAGACGCCGGGCGTCGGCGAAATGCAGAAAAGCGACACATTGCCATCGGTGTCCGAAACGCCGCCATCCTGCACGATGTACTGATAGACGCCGTCGCCGACCGTGAAGCCGATCGGAATGACATAGCCAGCTTGCACAGCATCGGTGACGGTGTTCGTCACGTTGAACTGGACCGTCACGCTGGTATTGGTCGGCGGCGCCGGGGCGGCGCCTGGCCCGAGGTAAATCTGGCCCAACTGATTCAGCACGAACTCGTTGGAACCGTAAGGCGAAATCGAATTGATGGCCTCGATGCGCGCGGTGTCGCAAACCGTCATACCGCCCACGTCGGTCGACGACGTGTCCTCGATCAGCGAAAGCGGCAAGTTGGCGGTATAGCCCGGCACCTGTGCGGTGACGGCCGCGATCAGATTGGCGAGTAACGTTGCCGGCGGCGTCGGCTGGGCGCCGGCCGCGGTGACGATCACCGGGATGTCGAAGTCGGTATTGCTCATTTCGCCCTCGCGGCCATGATATCGGTCATTCCGGCACCTGCACAGTCACCGAGGCGGGCGTGCCCTCCAGCAGCAACGCGTTGATGTTGTAGGTCGGCTGGTCGGCGGCCGGATCCTTCGAAAGCGTCAGGCTGGCAAAGAACTGTGCGAATTGGCTTTGCGTGCGCTGCACATAATAATCGGGCGCGATCTGTTGCATGATCGATTGCTCGGCCGGGAGCCCGAAGTCGGCATAAAACGGCGATTCCCCGAGATTGCCTTGCAGCACTTGCGCCAGTGCCGTGACGTAGACCCACGAATTGCTGCCGGTGATCGGGTCGGTTTCGACCACCACCCATTTCTTGGTCCCGTCCGGGTTCGTGATTCGGCCGTAGGTTCGCATCGGCTATGTCCCTGGCGTCGGTGCGGAGGTCGGCTGGCCGCTGGCCGCCGAGGTGTGCTTGTGGGTGGTGAGCCCGATCTGATCGGCCCCGCCAACGCCTGCGATCACATTCCCGGTCGTCTTGACGTCGCCCGCATAGGTGTCGGTGCCGTCCGGTGCCGTGATGTTGCCGCTGAGGCCGAGGCCGCCATTGATTACCACGTTTCCGTTGATGACGAGCGGGACGCCGGCCGGGAGATCGAGTTGGGCCTTTGTGGCGAGCAATTGCAGCTTGATGCGCGATTGCGAGTCCCGGAGGATCGCGCCGTCGGGCCCATAGATCACCACCGCGTTCGGATCGTCGGCGGCCGACCATTCAGCGCTGCCCAGCGCAATGAACGCCAGATTTGACAGGTTAGGCCGCGGGCTGAGATCGGCTTTGCCGCCGCCGAGGCCCGACATGCCGCCCAGATAGGCGTCGGCCGAGATCACCATGCCCTTGCAGCCCTTCTGGATCGGGTAGCGGACATATTCGAACGCCATCACCGGCACAGTGATCTGGGGCAGCGTGAACGGGATATTCGTCAGTTCGAAATTGACCGTCACGATGCCGCTGCTGACGACCTTGGCGACCGAGCATGGCAGGCTGTTCCCCAGCAGATCGAGCGCGCTGCGGATTTTGCGATTCGCGAATTGCTCCAGCGTTCGCGCGATCGGGGTTTTTTGAGCATTGCTGCCGCTGCTGGTCACGCGCCCACCACCTTGTTCGGAGCACCCTCGAAAACCGTCACCCATGCCTCGGCCGATGGTGCCCGGAAGTCGCCGACGTGCCGCATGCTGATCACGCGAAAGCCGCCCTGAAAAGTGGCTTTTTGGTTAATCAGCGACGAGTTTGCCTGCGCGGTGTTCGTGATGACGGTTTTCGGAAGCGTCAGCTTGCGGCCGACCGACAGATCGCCGCGCATGACGGTCTTGAACGAAATGTTGGGCGACTCAATCCACGTCAGCTGCCCGATCAGGTCTTGGAACGCGATATCGACCGTCGGCGAGGAATTGCTGTTCTGGGTGCCGTCGAAAACCTCGATCGTGGTGCCGACCGGAACAATGCTGATGCCCGAATATCCTGGCGTCTTGATGGCCGCCAGGCTGATCGATCGCGCCACCTGAGAAATCTGCTCGAGCGTCGAATATCGGCCTGCCGGTGTATCGCCGGCGGGCCGCACGATGTCGTTGCTGATCGCGACGTTGACGGTGAAGCCCGGAAACCCGGCTTGCAAGGCGGCCTTGAGCGCATCGCCCAGCGGCTGGCCGCCCTGCCAATTCAACGTGAGGTTTCGAGGCTTTGCCAGCGACCCGACGCCCGGAGGATTCGATCCCATCGCGGGGCCGGGCGAGATCACAAAATCGAGCGTCTGGATCGGTCCCTGCCAATTGCCGAAGCACTGGAAAATGTTGCCGCTGACCAGCAGGCCGGCTTGCGCCGGGTTTGCCAACGGCAGACCCTTTTGCATGCCGCCATAGATCGCAATGTTCTTTCCGGTCAGATCGTTGGCCTGCGCGACCTCCGCGACGCTGACGCCCCACACGCGGGCGCCCGAATAGCCCTGGCTGGTCGCGGCATCGATCACCGGAATGTCGAGTTCGACGTTCCATGCAGCCGGCAGCGTCTTGCCGTTGACGAAGCTGGTATAGGTCGCGCCGCCCAGAATTGCGGACGAAAAGCCCGGCGGCGTGATTACGTTGCCGCTCGCCGGATCGGTGACGACGATGCGGTAGTAGCGCATTCACCACACCTCAAACTGCTGGGATGCTTGCCGGAACACCAGCCGGCTCGTGAACGCGACATCGGAAATGTTCGGGACGCCGCCGATTAAATTGATGTCCTGGCTGGCGCTTCCGAACACCGATGCGGCGCCGGGGTCGGTCGCGATCGCATAGCTGAACGACGACGGCCCGGTGATGTAAGCCTCGATCAGCCCGTTGTAGGTGTCCGGCGCGCATCCCGAGACATTCAACGAAACCGTGCTGGCGATTCGCAGGCCATGCGGCACCAGCGTCGTCGCGGTGACGCGGCCATTCGCCCAAACCAGATCGACGATCGAAAAACCGGTCGGCGATCCCACGACAGCGCCATACCAGATCGGCGTCCCATCGACGGCCGACAAATTCAAATAATAGCGGCGGCCGAACAGGAGCCACGGCACCGTCGCGTTGTAGGTCTGGCCGTCGAGCACCGGCTGGAATTGATACGGCGCGGCCGTCGATGGCGCGAAATTGTAATAGGTGGTCATTGCCCCAATCCTAGCGACGGCGCTGCGGTCTGAATGCCGGCCGGGCCCGAGGCGGCCGGAATGGTGCCAACCGCGCCAAGGCTGGGCGGCAATCCGGTCGTCGGCGCCAGGCCAGACCATGTCGGCGCGCCCGCGATTGGCGTGCCGGCGGTGATCTGGCTCATGAGGTTATTCTGGGATTGGACGGCATCCTGCAGAGTCAGCAGCGGTTGCTCGAAATCCCACTGGTAGGTGTTCTGGGCCTGATTGCTGTTGCCGCTGGACGTGTCGGTGATGTCGAGCAACAGGCAATTCGTATAAAAGAACGATGGCGTCGCCACCGTGAACGTCCCTCCGGATGCGGTGTGAGCCTCGACCGCCGCCTCCAGCGCCGTCATCGTCGCCAGCTTGACCGCGAAGCCGCCCTCGTCTTTTGCCGGGCAGATCATCTTCATGGAAATGCCGCGCGGCTGCTTGATGCGCGCGTTGGCGGCCACTGCCTGATTCGCGAAGGGGATTTTCGCATACTGGTTGCTGGCGAGCTTCGATCCGGCCAGCGGGACAAAGTGGGCGAAAAAATCGTCGAAATCGACCGGGTCGCCGCCACTGAGGATTCCCTGTACGAACGACAGCGCCTGCGTAATCAGGATGATCGGCAGCATCCCGCCCGGGATGCTGCCCGCGATGCCGCCCGTGAAAATGATCGGGCTGAGTTCGAAGCTCATCTGGTAGGCCAGGCGGCCGGGTGATTGTCCCATGGGCTCAATTCTTCAGCGCATTGGTGGAAATGATGGCATTGCCGCCGGTGTTGTTCTCGATCTGCACCTTCATGCCCTGAGTGCCGTTGATATACTTTTGGCCCTCGGGTTTCAGCGTCGCCGGATTGTCGCCCGATCGCGCAAACACATTACCCGCTCCGGTCCCCTGATTGTAGGCCGCCAGCACCTCGGTGACGTTGCCGTGGTATTTCTTGGCATAGGCGGCGAGGATCTTCCGCGCCGCGGCCTCGTTGCCGGCCTTATTCCAAAGCGACGCCGGGTCGATTCCGAACTCCTGCGCGGTGCTGGGCTTGATCTGATATCGACCGACGGCGCCCCAGGGATTCGCTTTTCCGTCGGTGCCGCCCTCCCGCTTTTCCACCATCGCTAGAAGCTGATCTTGCGAAAGTGAGTTGGCGTTGCCGAACAGTATGTGGCCAAGCTGGCCCAGCGCCGTCGTGGTGCCGTTGGCGCGATCGCGACGCATTTCGCCGGCTGTCTGGCGACCCTCGCCGTGGATTTTCGACCACCTTGCGCGATCGCGAACGCCTTTGCCGCCGAGATCCTCGCCCTTGCCAAAATAGGTCGCCACCCCGCCGATCGCCGCAGCGATTCGGCCGATGCCATTGACGAAATCCCTGATGTTCTTTTGAAACTCCTCGGTGCCGATGTAGGTGGCGAATTTTTCCAGCGCGACGTCGATCTTGCCGACCCACTGCTCAAGCGGGCCGCCTTTCTCGAACATCGTCGTGGCAATCTTTTCGACCGACTCCGATAGCTTGGACAGCCCAGGCGCCAGATTGACCAGCCCCTTGACGAAAATCGTGTTGATGTCCTTGCCGGCGTTGTCCAACTGCGTCACGAAATTCTGCCATTTTTCGGCGGTGTCGGCTGGAAGATCAAATTGCGCCCGTCGCTGGCCGAACTGGCCGATCATCTTCTCAAGCTCGCCTGGCACCCGCAAGCGATTGAGCGTCTCTGGACCCGCGAACTGATCCAGCCGACGGGCTTGTAGGACTTGCGCGTACAGCGCCGGGTTGGTGGTGTCGGCGATCGTTTTCAATTTTCGCAACAACGCCACGGCCGTGTCGGAGGTATCGCCGCCGATCTCTTTGTCGGTCAGTCCGGCGCCCAGCAGGCCGGTGCGTTTCGTGATGTCGAACTTGGCGCCCGATACGGCCGACAGGAACGAGTCGGGGTCGACGAATCGACTGAAATTAGTCTTGAACGCCTCTTGCCCGCCGATGCCTGCGCCGATGCCGAGCGCTGATCGACGGCTGTTTGCAGCGCCCAGCGCCAGGCGATCGATACCGAACAGCCCGCCGGCACCGATCAGGCCGCCGATCACGCCGGTGACGCTGGCCCATTTCAGCAATTGTGTGGTCGCGCCGGTGATGTTGCTGGTGAACTCGCGGGTGTCGCGGGCCATCGTTTTCCAGATATCCGACATGCTCCGGGTGCGCCGATAAGCGGTTTCCTCGGCGCGCTCGCGCAGCTTGGCCTGCACGTTGGCGGCGACCATCTGGTCGACCATCTTTTTGTAGCTGGCTCGACTGCCATCAATATCGTTGTTCACCAGCGCCCAGGCGGCCCGAGACGACTTGATGGCGGCGTTGTATTTCTGCATCAGATCGTAGACGGCCTTGAGCCTGCCGTCGCGGATGTCGATGTCGATGATGCTTTTGACCGCCACCGCGCTATGCCCTCCGACCGAACAGCGTCCAGATCAGCAGCCTTTGCCGGAACTCGTGCGCCGATGCGTACTCGAAATCTAGCACGGCCTTGATGACTTCCGGGAATCCTATCCCGGCGGCCCAATCTAGACAGGCACCGACCGCGGTTTGCTGTCCACGGTCGCATTCGCATGTTCGGGCTTTTCGCTCGCAGGCGCAGGGGACTTCGCGCCAGAATTGACGGTCCCGGTCGACGTCCTCAAGAAATTCGACCATTCCGTACAGGTCAAGGACGTGAGTTGCGCTCCCCAGATGTCGCCAGCCGCGGTCAGCACTCCCTCCCGCTGGGCCCGGTTTAGGGTCGCATAGGCGACAATAAAAAAAGCGATCGCGTTCTCCACCTCGCGGCGATCTTCCTCCGAAATCACCCCTTGATCGGATGCGACTTGAAGCGGCAACTGGACGTCCCAGCGCCCCTCCTTGCCGAGTGCGATCACGTTCGTCAGCCGGCGCATTTCCTCGACCAGCCCGCGCTCGATACCGATCTGGTCGCGCTTTGGATCATCGTGCCAGACGCCCTTTTCGGTCGCGATGTGGCGAAGCACCCGCATGGCGTGGCCGGGTCCGGCCGCGAAGCCAAGCCCCTGCGAAAAGATCGCGTTGTAGGTCTGCCCCAGCACCATGAAATAGCGGTCGACGACCGCCTCGCCGAGTGGCGTGGAATGGATATACGCGACGATCGGCGTGTCCATGATCGGCTTGCCGGCGTCGTCCAGCACTGGCTTTCCGGCGTGATCGACGCGCGCGACTTCTTCGTCGGCGTAGATAGGCACAATGAGATTGAGGCGCTTGTCAATTTTCATGGTTTGGTTCCCTGTTCAGAAGCGACCTGCGCGTTTCGCGCCAGCACGCCAGCGCTGATCCTAGCACGGACTTCTGGTCGCGAGACCGATTCGCGGCTTTCAAGATCGCCTTCCGAAATTGATTCATTTTGTCAGCGCTCCCTGTTCGCCGACAAACGTCTATATCACTGATTTTTCTAGGAAAAAAGTGAGTTGTTAATTACCCAATACCCGCGGCACGTCACCGCGAAGATCGGCGTCGAGCCGTTGAACAGCAATTCGCCCACTGTCTGAATCGACATGTTGTAGAGCGAATAGGGCGTCAAGCCGCTGGTGACGTCTGGATAGACGGTGCCCGGACCCAGCAGCACCGAGTCCTCCATCTTGGCCTTATAGGCCTCCGCGAGCGCTTGCGTCTTAAGCAACGCAATCACGACGCTGACCGGCATATAGGGCTCCGGCGATTGGACGACGCCCGTCATGGTGCCATGCTGGACCGATGCCTCGCCCTCCTTGCGGAGGTTGATGCCGTCCTTGTCGAGGAACGGGGCCGTGACATTCAGTCCCGGGAAATTCGTCCACGTGACGTTTCCCTTGATCCTGTTCAGCACACCCTGGTCGATTAGTGGGTTTCCGGCCATCGATCAGTCCTCACCCGGCAAAGTTGCTCACGGTCACGTTGACCGTGATGTTTTCGAACCCGCGCAGCGGCGTGTAGTCGACCGAAATGCCGTTGTAAGTCCCGCTTTGATAGTCGTTCGGGTTCTCCGTGGCATAGCTTCCGAACGGGTCGGCATTGATGAGCGTGTTGGCCGCGTAGGTGCCGGCGTCGATCGCCGCCTGCAAATCCGCCGCCGACAGCGTCGTTTGCTTGATCGGGTTGAGCACCAACCCCACGCCGATGCCGGTCGACATCGTGCTGACCGCCGATTGCTGGAGCGTGTTGACGCCTGGCTGATCGTAGTCGAGCGGGTTTTGAGGATTGTTCGCACCATCGATCAGCGCCGCGATCATGTTCCGCTGCAAATTGATCTGGGTGTAGTCGACCGAATACCAATACTTGAACGGATTCCCGTCCAGCATCTTGCCGCCCAAAACGAGGGTGCCAGAGATCCCGCCGGCCGCGCCGGTGCCGATCAAGTTCACGTTCGCGGCCAGCAGCGTGTTGATGAGCGCGGCATTGCCCTGCGTCGGGAACGGCGTGACGCCAAACACGAAAGCATTGTTGAGAGGCGTGACCTTGTTGTTCGAGTTCGGCGCGTAATTCAGCGTGACGCGGAACTCCGATGCCAAGCTGAACTCGGTCGACGGAATGCCGCCCGAGGAATACTGGCTCTGCTGGAGCGTGCCCAGCTGAGTGTCGACGCCCGGGCTCGATGCCAGATTATAGACCAGCGTGTCGCCGGCGGTGCCTGGCTGGGCCTGATACGTGCCGTTGTAGCCGCTCGGCAGATTGCCTTGCAGGCTGAAGTACTGGCCGGGCTGGACGCCATGGTTGGTGGTCGTCAGCGCGCTCACGACGCCGGCATTCCATGAAATCGACGTCAATTCGTTCGCTGGCCACGCGCCATAGGCCGGGGCCTCGATCATCAGCACCACGCACTTCATCACGCTGCTGTAAAGCTGATAGGTCGCCAGCGTCGTCGTGACGAAGAAATAGGTCTTGGCGTTGGTGGCGTTGAAGTTGCCCAGCATCGTCAGGAACGACGCGACGCCATCCCAGAAGCGCGGGACGAGATAGCTGTAGAAAACATTCGGATTCGCGGTGATCCATGCCGCCAGGAACGCGACGCCATCGACCGCGTTGCCGGGGCCCATTTCGAGGACGCTGACTGCCTGGGCGGTGCCTTGCGCGAAGAACGTCGTGGCCTGCGCGACGAGCTCGGTGACGTCCTCGGGCGTATAGACGCCGGGGACCGTGTTCGTGCCGGGGCTTTGCGCCAGCGGATAATTGAAAGTCGTCGGGCTGGTGATGCTGGCAACAACGCTGCCGTTGTAGCCGGCCGGGCTTGCGCCCGCGATCGTCATGGGAACGGTATCGCCAACCGTGAAGTCGTGCGGGGCCGCAGCCGTGACGGACGCAATGCCACCAGCCCATGAAATCGACGAGATCGCCTCGGCGCCGGTCAAAAGCGGCGTCAGATCGGACATCTGGGTCAGCAGCGAGATCGTGCCAGGCGACGTGATGGTGGCGCCCTGCGAAAGCAGCGCGCCTTGTTTCTGCAATGTCGACGGAATCGGTGCCGACTGAATGCTGACGGTGACGTTGACAATCGGGTTCGACATGGCGCGTCCCTTTTAAGCCGCGGGCTTTACGCCGGCAATTCTTCCCACTGGAACGTGCCGAGGAATCCGGCGGCGGGACCGGCAGCGTTGGCGCCGATCGCGACGTAGCCGCCGGGCGGAATGACGAGGTCGTCGTCGACATCGGCATCGAAATTGACGTTGTTGGTCGATGCGACGCCAGCGGCGAGCCAACGATCCCAAACCGGGGTGCCGACCAGCGTGCAGGCCGCATCGAGCTTTGCCTGCGATGCCGGCGCAACGACCGATCCGCTGGCGGCAGCCGCGCCGACGTAGCCGCTGACAATGCCGGTGACCGGGGTGGTGTGCGCCGTGATACCACCAGCCGCCCAGCCGGTGATCAGGCCGATTGCGAGTTCGGCGGCCGGCGCGACGATGATGACGCCCGAGACTTTCTTGAGCACCAGATTGACGGTCGATGCCGCCGGATTGCTGAGGCAAAGGCCGGTGTAGGTGGTGGCCAGCGCGGCCGACAGCGCGGCGCCCGCCGCGTTCGATCCACGGAAATTCGAGCCGGCCTGGGCGGCGGTAACCACGGCGCCTTGCGCGTTCAAGATCGCGGGCGTGCCGTATACGGACCAGTATCGCTTGCCGTGGCGTTGGGAGGTTGAAAGGTCAGCCTGCGAACCGAGCGCGCCGCCACCGAGGGCTTTGCTGAATTTCTGTGCGAAAAAACCAAGCGGCGGCTGGCCCATGGGAAAACCTCCTCAGGTTTGACCTTGCGGTCGACCGGCGGGGTGCCGGTCATCTGTCCCGATTCAGTCTCTACATCAAAATTCCGGGTCTTGCACTAGCGATCAACAGCCACGGCAGATGTCCGGCGGCGCCGGCGGATAGGGCAGTAGATCTTCGATCTGGCTCTGATTAGCGGGGAAAGTGCATCAGGCCACCCCCGGCGCCTAACAGGCAGGAGATTAGCGCGAAGATGATATACACAGCCATGATGGCGACGACCGCCCACAGCACAATGTTGATGATCTGGCCGACGATCGGGATGCCGATCAGCCCCGTCAGGAACGGGACCAGAAGCCGGATGATGGCGACGATTGCGCACACGATGATAAGCCACACGCAAAGCTGCTCGATCCATCCCAGCGAAAAGCACATGGCGAAATCCTTCATTGATTGAACCGAGGCAATTCCGTGGCGACCGGATTGTTCCGGTCAGTCCTGTGTCTCGATTTGGAAGCCGTCGTCGGTGTCGGCCAGGCCGGCCGGGATCAGCGGCATCGCGATGATATCGCTGCGGCCGTGCCAGCTATCGGGGCAGAACTGAATCAGTCCATCGGTGATGATGTAGTGGCACTTCCGAGTCTGGCGCTCGCCGAGGCCAAGCCCGCTCGAGTCGACGCCGCCGGTCCAATGCACGTAGCCCTGATCGAAGCTCGGCTGGAATGTCGGCCGCGCAACATCGGCGTTGAACGTCCAGCTATCCGGCAGCGGGTGCATCATTTCGCATGCCGGGCACCAATGAAAGTAGCGGCCAGCGCCACGCCGCAAGATCGGGCTGACCTGATTCATTCAGTGATGACCTCCGGCTCTGGCGGATTGATCGGCTTGCCAGCCAAATACATCTGCGGGACAGCCGTCTTGATGACCTGAGTCGCGACCTTTCGCATTGTACCTTGAAGGTATGAAATCTCGAAATCGATCGTCTTCTTGATAGCCAGCGTCCGCATTTCGGATTGCGTCCGTTTCTCGTCGCGCGGCACCGGCATATTCATCAGGCCGATCACCCCGGTGTCGCTGCTGTAGCGATAAACGGCGTCGATGAAATCCATCACCATCTGATTCCGCGCACCGAACAGCGTGATCCGCACCGTGTCGGTGACAAGCTGGGTGTGGCTGGACGAATCCGAAGCGATCGTCGGAGCCGACGCCAGCGCGCGCGTCGCATCCGGGTTGACGTGCACAGCCCCGAACGGCGGTCGTTCATTGTCTGGCACCGCGAACGACGGGAATAGCTGCGGTAGCGGACCCCAAAACGCCCAGGGCGGCCGGTAGCCGGCGATCTGGAGCCACGCCGGCAAACTGTTCGACACCACCAGATCGGACGAAAATTGGGTGATGTCGTCGACAACTTGCGTCGCCATGTCCGGATACAGCGCGAAGCCGGCATAATGCCAGAGGCCGGCCTGGCGGTAGCGCATCGACGAGCTCGAAAAGCCGAATTTGAAACCGTCGAACTCCGCAATCCACATGGTGTCGGGCGCGACTTCGTTTAGTTCCTGCACTTCCTTGTTGGTGGTGAACACGACCCGATTCGCGGCGTAATTCTCGGTTTCCTCTTGCCGGAAATCCGTCGTGTAATGCAGCGAGCATTTCGCGATGAACGCGCAATCCTCCATTTCCTCGTCGGAGAGCTGGGGCGCGGTGATCAGACCGTTCGGCTGGAAAGGCTTTTGCTTCAAAAGTGGAGCCGCTACCCAGAACACGAATCTGTCGAGCGGCAGCACCACGCGGCCGTAGAGCTTGAACTTGATTTGCTGATTCAGTGAGACTTGCGCGAGGCCGGCCTGTAGATCGCCCGCCATCGGCGTCGCGCTGTCGAAAAGCTCCGAGGCTTCCATGTCACATCACCAGTTCTGAGGCCTTCACGAAGAAACAGGTATCGCGCGACGTCGCGATGACGTTCCCGGTGCCTTGCCATTTATAGGTCCATTGCCCCGGCTCGCTGGGCAAGAACTCCGAATTGTAGGCGCCGACGCCGGTGCGCGAGATCAGGTTCGACGGGATTTCGGTGACATTGCCGTCCGGGTCCATGACGAACAGCGCCACAGTAATGGGGTCGGCCGGCTCGTTGAGCGCGGTGTTGTAGAACACCACGTTCAACTGGATCAGCGTCTCGACTTGATAGGTGTTCATGGCGGCAAACCGATGTCGAACGCGGTTGCGAGATACACGGCGTAATCGCTGGCGATCGCGCCTGACGGTACAAGGAAAATGAACGGACCCCAAGCGCCGCCGATGTCGCCCAGCATCACGCCGCCCGATCGCTCGGGCCGAGGATGCGGCGGCCAGAACAGCGACGGCTCCCATCCCATCGGGAACGGGATGATCGGCATCGCCTCGGTGCCATCCTCCCCACGCGCCAGCGCGCCAGATCGCTCCGAGCGCAGATGCGGTGGCTGCCATGGCTGGACATTCCATCCGAACGGGAATCGCACCTGAAACGACGAGACGAGCTCGTAGCCGCGATCCAGCGGCGTCCGGACACGCCGGGCCTTGTTCATCGGCAGGGTGGCGTCCCAGCCCCACGTATGGCCGGGGAACGGGACGAACAGATCGTTGCGCTCGAATGCCAGTTTGTTGCGCTGGCGGGGCCCAACGGGGCGCTCTGGCGGCTCAAAGCCCCATACGACGCGCCGCGCGATCGGAATAAATGTCTCGCCAAGCTGGATCGACTTGACCCGGCGGCGCGGGAAAAGCGTCTCGGGATGATCGTAGCCAAACGGGACATAGCGGGGCAGCGGCAGAAATGAGGGTTCTTGCTCGAGCGCAGGCCCGAAGCGGCGGTAGCGCATCAATTCCGTGGTGTCGATCGACCACGCCGCGGCATCGATCGGCGCCGGCAGGATCTCGACCAGCGATGTCGCTTGCAAGAATGACGGCCGCTGGCGACGCACGATATTGCCAGGCGTCGAGTCCCAACCCCAGAACGGCCGCGGGACCGGGGCCTCGATACCGGAATCGCCGGCGTCGACTAGCCGCGGCCGGCGCCGCAACAGCGTCTGCGGGACCATGTCAAACCGATTCAGGATGGCGAAGAACGGCGCTTCCGAGCCGTCCAGCCCGCGCATCAACGCGCCTGCGATCTGGCGCCGCGGCCATTGGAGCGGCGGTGGCGGCATGATTTCCCACCCGATGAACGACGGCGGACGGATGATCGGCAACTGATGCCCTTCGTCGCCTCGCGCGATCGCGCCAGATCGCTTTTCGGGCACCGGATGCGGCGGTTGGGGCATCTGAATCGGCCAGCCGAACGGAATAAACCGCCGCAGGAAATCGGCCGTGCCATCGTCGCCACGCATGATCGCGCCGGCCCGGCGCTCCGGGGTCGGATGGTTTGGCTGTGGCGGCTGGATCGGGAATGCGAACGGAAAGAACCGAATCATGCCGGCATAGTTGCCGTCGTCGCCCCGCATGGTGCCGGCGGCGCGCTGATTCGGCAGCCGAATGAGTCGCGCTGGAGGCTGAGGCGATTGGATTTCCCAACCAGCCGGATAGAACGGCACCAACGCCGGCTGATCGTTCGAATCGGCGTCGTCGCCGCCGATCAGCGCGGAATATCGCTGCGCGACGCGCGGATTCGTGGGCGGATGGACGCTCTGGATTTCCCAGCCGGCGTTTTGCCAGTTGATGAAAGCCGCTTCGTTGCCCTCGTCACCGCGCATCGTCGCCGCTGCTTTGACGTTCTGCTTTGCGATATTTCCGGTGTTGGGATTCGGCGGCTGGAACGGCTGGATTTCCCAGCCTTGTGCGAATGCCGCGCCAGGCGGGATGAAATTGAACGGCGCCTGCGTACCTGAATCACCGGCCATGATGGCGCCAGCACGCAAATTCGGACGCTGACTCGTCGCCCGGATGTCGCGGTCGTTCCGATTGAGTTCGAACAGCGCCGTCGAAATAAGCTGTTGATAAGTGACGACGATCAGACCGTTCGCGCCTGTGCCGCCGCCGTTGGCCGTGGTCGCGCCGCTCCCGCAGCCGCCGCCGCCGCCGCCGAACAGGCCGCCGTTCCCTCCCTTGCCGCCCTGGCCGGTCGCGTTGTTGCCGCCGCCGCCGCCGCCACCGCCGCCTGACCCGAACAGTCCAAGATACTCGACGCCGTTGCCACCGTTGCCGGCACTACCGCCGCCGGATACGGACGAGCCGCCACCGGCGCCGCCGCCGCCGCCGTTGGTGCCGTTGGTGCCCGCGCCACCGATCGAGCTTGACCCGAACGCGCCGCCCGCGCCGGACCCAGTCCCGCCGAAATTGTTTCCGCCCGCGCCACCGACACCGCTATTTGGACCATCGGCACCGACCGTGCCGCCACCCGAGCCGCCGCCGCCGCCGCCGGACCAATTACCGCCGGAGCCACGCCCCCCGCCGCCGGCCGCGCCGACACCGTTCGGTCCACCGGCGCCACCGCCGCCGCCGCCCGCCGCAGACGTCGGGCCTACGTTGCCGCCATTGCCAGCGCCGCCCGCGAAACCGGTCCCGTTGACGACCGTGCCGCCAGCGCCGGCCGACCCGGAGCCGCCACCGATTCCGGGGCCGCCGCCATTGGCCTGCACGGAGTTGTTACCGGTGCCGCTGGTGCCGTTGAAGAACGATGCCGTGCCTCCGGTCCCGCTCCCGCCGCTGCCGGTTCCAGCCGCGCCTCCGGTGCCGACCTGAAACGGCAAATTCTGCCCCGACGACGCCGTGATGTTCGTCGCTTTTGCATAGGCACCGCCACCGCCGCTGAAACCCGACGTCCCCGAGGCACCAGCCACAGCGCCAGCACCACCGCCGCCTGCGCCGATCGCCTCCGCGCTGTTGCTGGCCACGTTGAAATCGGTCGGCACCGGAAAGATCGCGCCGGACTGGAGAAAATAGATCGTCGGATTCGACGTAGGCAGGAACGAGATTACGATCAGGCCCTGCTTGCCGACAGCGCCCGTCGTCAGGCCGGCGCCGCCGCCCGCGCCATAGTTACCGCCCTGGCCTCCCGTCGTGATGCCGCCGCCGCCACCGCCGCCAGACCCGGCCGCGCCACCGTTGTTCGCGTTCGTGGTCGCCTCGGTCCCGGCACCGCCGGTCCCGCCGGTCCCCGTTCCGATTCCGGCGCCGCCCGCGCCGCCGATCCCAGCATCGCCAGACCCGCCCGCGCCGCCCAGAGAGACGCCACCATTGGACCCGGCGTTGCCGTTGCCATTCGGCCCAGCCGCGCCGCCACCGCCCCCAGGGTTGCCGTTGCCGACGCTGCCGCCATTGCCGCCCGAGAATCCGAACGACCCCGATCCAGTCCAGAATCCGTTGCCGGCCGCGCCGGTGCCAGTTCCGCCCGGACCGCCGGTGCCTCCGGTCGTGGTCGCTGGCGCGCCGCCGCCGCGGGCGCCGCAAGCCTGGCCGGTCGTGGGGAAGGCAACGGAATTGAACCACGAGTCGCCGCCAGCGGCACCGATCGCGCCGGCCGCACCGACGCTGAAATTGTACGCCGTGTTTGGCGCCAGCGTCAGAAAGCTACGGCTGAATCCACCACCAGCGCCGGCACCGCCGAGTGCATCGCCACCAGAGCCGGCACCCCAGCAATCGACCTGCACGGCGCCGGTCGTCGTCGGAATGTTGTTCGGGCTGGTCCAGATGCCAGCGCCGGTGGTGGTGAGAAAGATCTGCGGCACTACCCCGGCGCTCCGTCATCCTGATGGCGGCGGCTACGAGGATTCCTCGTGCTCGCCGCACCAGTCTAACACGGGATGAGTGTTCGGATAGAATTGCCTGACGACGTCTTTGCCCCTGTCGCGGATCACGACAAGTTGGGGCGGAAAGCGCCTGCAAAACAGGTCGTTAGGATTCCGCTTATCGAAATGACGGCAAGACCCGCAGGCCGCCGTTCCTATTCGGCCGGCGCCGGCTGGCTCGTTTTCCATTGCTCAAGTTCCTCTGCGATGGTGTCGGTGACATCGGACCAGATATGCGGCTGATTGAAGTTGCGTTGCCGGAACACCCGGGTGGACGGATACCAAGGGCTTGCCTCGTTCCATGAAGCGCCAGGCCGCCAACACATGAAATGCCAGGAACAGGCATCGCGCTGGCACATCAGCCACACCGGCTTGCCCATGGCGCCAGCCAGATGCGCGATCGCGGTGTCGACGGTGATCACGAGGTCAAGGCATTCGATCAGCGCTGCCGTCTCTCCCCATGAGGGGCGCGCCGGCAGCACGTCCTTGAACACGCTGGCGGGTAAATACTTGTCGATTTGCGACCGTTCCGGCCCTACTTGCAGCCCGACCGCCAGCATATCGAGGTCAAGGCAACGGCTGATGATCGGCGTCAGTTCGTTGAAATGCATCGATTTTCGCATGCCGTACTCTTTCATCCAGATGCCCTCCCGGATGCCGGACGACCAGCAGATGCCGACCGTGCGGGTGTTCTTCGGCAGCTTGGCGCGCATGTTCGACACCAAGATCGGGTCCGCTTTTAGATACGGCCCGGCCCACGGCACCGAATCAATGTCGGTCCCAAGCACCGCCGGCAGGCTTCCGATCGGAATGTGGTAGTCGAACGGCATGATGCCGAGCGCGCCCGGATAATCCTTCGCCTTGGGGACGACCTCAATCCACGGCATGCTGGAGCGCATCAGGTCGACGAGTTCGTCGGCGCATTCGTAGCGCACCTGATATCCGCGCTCGGTCAGCATCGTCAGATATCGGACCATGCACAGGTTATCTCCAGCGCCGGCCTCATAATGGACGTGGATGATCACCTTGCTGCCGTCGTCTTTGATCGGCGGTTCGCCTTTCCAGCGCGGCAGCGTGAACCGAATCATCGGCAAGAACATCGCCGGATTGCTGCGCTGGTGTTCACGATGCTCGTGTTCGATCCAGCCCTCGGCGTAGCGGCCGATCGAATGCAGGGCCAGCGACTTGTTCCAATGCGCGGTGGCGGGATCGCGGCACCCCAGCGCGATCGCGCGGTCGAACAGCACGATGGCTTCCTCGTGTTCATGCTCGCGGTAGGCCACCATCGCCAGGCAATGAATGGCGTCGGCCTCCCGATCGGTCCCCATGACCTTGCCGCATACCTCGCGGACCTTGTCATAGTCGGCCGTATCCAGCGCGATCGTCGCGCGATCGAGCAGGGCCTCCGGGTCCATCGGATCGAGCGAAAGCTGTTCCTCGTAGGCGGCGGACGCCTTTTCGGCATTGTTCATTTCGTGGTGGATGCCGCCCAGCAACTTCCACGCCGTCGCATAGGTGGGCGAAATCTGGGTCGCCCGCTTGGCCTCAAGGAGGGCGCTGTCCAGATTTCCCATCGGCATGAAGCACTTTGTGCATAGCTCCAGCCGATAGTCGGTCGCCAGCGGATCGGCCATCAGGGCCTCGCGATACCAGTCCGCCGCGGCGCCGAGGCGTTGCCTAGCCAAGGCCATCTTTGCATAAAATGCACACGCCTCCCCATGCGCGACTCGAGCGGCCCCGCTGATCGGTGGCGTCGTGATGCCCAAGATCAACCGGTAAAGTTGTTCTGCCGATACCGCATCGTCGGCCTCTACGTGCGTGCGGGCACGCTCTACCAGCGTCGTCAGATCAGCATCGACCCGTTTTCGGGCCGGCGCGACATTCAGCCACCCGGTCTGATACGAGCAAAAAGCCATATCGGCACCGCACAACATCATGTGCCGCGCCACGATCAGGCCCTTCCCGCCGACCTCGGCGCGCTGGTCGCCATCGAGTGTCGCGGGCGAATCATCGATCACCACCAGCGTCTCGGGCCGGATCATCGGCATGGACGCCATGAGCTCGGCGTGATGGTGGATCGCGCTGGGCAGCGGATCCCATGACGTGAAATCGAACGAGTCCAGATACAGCAAATGGACCGTAAGACCGACGATGTGATGCCCGACCTCTCCCTTGGCGAGCAGCTTGAGATACACGATGCTATCGCAGCATGCGACCGTTGTGGCGCTGCCGACGTTCTTTCCGGCCTCGGCGACGGCCGCAGGGTCGATATCGACCGAATAAACGTGGCTGCCGGGATGCGATGCGGCGTAGCGATCGAACAGGACGGTGCTGCATCCGTCGCCCTGCCATGATTCCTCGATCGCGGGGTCGCGGCGCGAGCATCCAGTCTCGACGATTGTCACCGGGCCGTCGAAGCGGTCCAGATGCTCGAACATCTTGACGAAAGTATCGGCGCGGCCGATCAGATGCGGGCGTGCCTCGGCGTCAAACCACGCCCAGAAGGTGTCGCTTTTCATAGATTTGCTCCCTGTTTCACGTGAAACGATCAGATATTCGAGCCGCCGAGGGGGTCGGCGACGGTGTCGGTCTTGGCGACGGCCTCCAGCCGATGGCCGCAGTTCGGGCACGCCACCCATTGCGGCTCGACGTCGCGCTGGCAATTGGCGCATTTCGGCGCCGGGGCCTTTTCCTTTTCCTTCGGATGCAACCGGGTGCGTTCCTCGCCGACATAGCCGTCGTCGTAGAACCGGACCTGCCGGGTGCCGGCGCAGCGGTGACACGCGGAATCGCCGCCCTGGCTACCGACGCCAGCGCAATCCGGGCACGGCCCCATGCGCCAATGCTGCCACGGCGCACCATCCTTCAAGGCCGTGAGCGTGTGATCGAATCCGAGCGCCGGGCTGTGCTTGTTGCATCCGAAATCGGCTTTCGTCGGGATGCCGATCTCGTGACAAGAGCCCTCGCCATCGGGCGCCCGGTAAAGATCGATCTCGGTCCCGTCGCTGTAGCGGGTAACGCTGGCGATCAGCCAATGGCTGCAATCCGAGCAATTCATGCCGAGGCCCTCATCTGGTCGGCGCGATCGCGCAACCACGCCACGATGCGATCGACGATCCCGGGCTGAGGCGCCGGATGCGGAATGTACCGGGTGGTGTAGTCGTCGCTGGCGATCGAAAGCTCCATGAGCTCGATCGGCCGGAAATGTGTCATGTCCGGATTGTCGCTCGAATGGAGGAATTGCCAGTTCATGTCGGCGCGGACAACCGCCTGCGCGACGATGCCCGTTCTGGGGTCGCGCATCATCAACAATAGTGCTGTTTTCATCGGTGGGCTCCCTGTTCGCGGGAGCGACGATAGGGGAAATAAATGCCCAACGCTAGTAACAGCGCCAGGCGCCGATCTGGAGCCGTTGCTGGAGGCGGGCGATTTCCTCCTGCCGCTCGGCCTCTTGTTCGAACGGCCGGCACGGCTTGCCGGCGCATTCGAGGCAAATCAGCTTCATGCAGCCGCGGCAGATATCGACGAACTCCATCATGCGCTTGACGCTTGGAAATTCAGACATGGATTGGCAATGGGAACATACGCTAGAATGTACTTCGGTGACGATCCCGTCGCATTTGTACATTCCAACACTACCGGGGGAAAAACGTTGCAGCTTCATCCACCCTACCTCGCCGGGCTTTTCGATGGTGAAGGATACGTATCACTGGCTTACGTTGCAAGACGGCGCCAGAAAACCGACCCAACCATAGCAATTCGCAGCATGCGGTGTCACGCGCTTCGCCATACGGCGGATTACAGAACACTGAATGGGCTTCCCACGGTAGCGAGCAGCCGTCTTGCGGCAGGTGATAGAACAGCGCCGCGTCGGTCGGGTTGTCGGGTTCAGTGCAGGGGTCGAGCCCAATACCGCCGAGCAAATTGCGAATTGGTTCCAGCACATAAGCAGGCGTCAGCATCGCTTGCCGCGCATGGTGATCGGGGCGTCGGCGCTTGGCGTTGTCGAAACGATGTGAAGCAACTACGGGCATCTAGATATAGCGCCTTTCAGCGTTTGTGTGTTGGAACCGGATAAGCATGATTGATTTGTCGATAAAGTTTCTCGGGACTGTCGGCGGTCTCGGCCAACGAACCAAGCAAGGCGACTGGGATATGCGCCTCGAGGTATTCGAAAGACTGAGAGTCATCAACCAACGTGGTGGCCAGAGAAAGCCAGTCTTATTGCCAGAGCGTGCTCCGGTCGGCCTCAAGCCAAAAACAGCTTACTCGCCGAAAGAACTAAAGGACCGAATGGCCGCCGTGAGAGCGGCCAAACTGCCTTAGCGTTCGATGAACGAAATGTTGCCGATGCCGGTGGCGGTGAAGTTCGACGACAAGGCGCGGAGGCCGATGCCGGTGACGGCGGTCGCCGGGATGATGATGTTGTCGCCGTCGTCGAGGGCGCGCCAGCGGTAAGAACCGCGTTGGTTGATCGCCCAGGATTTCAGCGAAAGGCCAAAGCCGGCGGTCGTGTAGGTCAGTTCGGCGAGCGCGTTGTTGGCGAACTGTGCCAGCGGGCTCGAGTCCGCGATGTCGAGAAGGTTGGGGACAACCGCGGTGGCGGTCAGGATGGCGGTGGCGCCGAAGCGGCTCAAATCCCACTGGACCTGACAATCGGTGGACGACAGCGCACCGGTCTGACCGAACTCGGCTTCATAGACCTGCATGCGGCGGGTGCCGGTGGACCAGAGCGCGCCCGCGGTCTTGAACGCGGTCGACAAGGTGCCCTGCAAGAGCGGCGCTTCGTAGTTGGCGAAACAGGTCATCGGATCGATGAAGGCCGAAGCGGCGAGTAGCGCGGCGATCTTGCCGAACTTTGCAGAGTGAATCATCGCGGGAGCCCCCATCTGGTCGGACAGCGTTTCTGTCTGCCCGATCATTTACCGCGAATCGTCTCGCGGCACAAGTTTAGCTGGAGCGCTTGCCCTTGCCGCCCTTGGTCGGCGCTGGCACCGGCGCGTCGCCGGGGCCGATATACTCCCAGCCGGCCTTCGACAAATGCGCTGGCTCCCACGCCAAGCGATTGCCGTGCCCCGGCTTTGTCGGGCCCCACGCGCTTTCGGCCGCATGCCAGATCATCGCCATCTGAGGGTGCCCGCCAGGCGGCTGCATGATGTGGCTGGTGCCGTCCTTGGTGCCAGAAGGTGGGTTGCAATTCTTGGTCCCGTTGGCGCCGGCCGGAAGATCTGGCGCGGCCGTATGAGCAATGTAGCCCATTCCCGGCACGAACTGATGATGGATGCGCTTCTGATGCGCGGTCGCACGATTGACGAGCGGAGATCCTGCCATGGCCTACTTCCCGTAATACTCGCCGCACCATTCGGCCGCATCGACCGGCGGCCAATGTCCGGTATCGCTCGGCGGCCCGCGCTTGCAAAGCCCCTCTTTCGCGGAGCCCATGCGCGCCGTCTCGGTCTGTTTCTGGGCATCGGTCAGCGTCGCGAAGAATTGGCACCCGGCGCAGGATCTCGAAATTCTCATCTAACCCACGCCTTGAAGCTGGCCTGATAGAGGCCGGTGTCGATGAATGACGGCCGCGGCGATCGCGTCTTGTTGAAGCCGCTCTTGAACCGGCTGCTTTTGCCCGCCTGGGCGGCGGCCGTCGGTATACCGGGGACGCCCAGCGAATCAAGCTCGCGACCGGACAGCATTTGCTTGAAGCCATCCTCGATCTGGGACGCGACGGTGCCCATGACGTCCAGATTGGCCGGGCCGCCCATCAGGAAGGTTTCGAGCGAGCCGCTGACCGAGTTCGCGAAATCGTCCGCGATCTTGGCCTGATGGAGTTCGTAATAAATCTCCATGACGTGGTAGCGGTTTTCCAGCCAGCCCGCGACGTCGCCGGTGGTGGTGTTGCCATATTTGGCAGCCTGCGATTTGTGCGGCCATGGCCGGCGCCCCGCCTTGCGGACCTTCTTCGGCGCACTCGGCGGTTCGACATACGGGATATCGATGACGCCAAGGTGCAGCGTCGGCATATCGGCCCCTATTGATAGTCGAAATTGACGTTGTAGTTGGCCGCCGTCGGCGACGTATTGTCATTGTCGGCGATTCCGGTCACGACGCAAAAGCCCAGCCCGAGCTTGAACTTTACGCCCAGCGGGATCGCGGGGTTCGATAGGCCGCCATTCGCGGCCGTCGCGGCGGCCGGGATCACGATCACCTTGATGGGCGTATCCGTCCCACAGGTCGGCGCGGTCGCCTTGTCGTAGAACTTCAGATAGGCGGGCGCCGCATTGATGCCGGACACCTGTATCGAAAACACCCCATGAGCGCCGGCCGCCACCAGCGTCGAATTGTTCGTGTTGGCGGCGATCAGATGATACGGCGTCGTCACCGCCTGGGCGCGCGCGGCCGCGGGAGCGAAGATCAAGGCCAGCAGGATGAGCGCGATCGCCTTCATTTCTCGACTCCATCATTGGACTTTTTGCCGCGCCCCGTCGTGGTGGGCACCTCGACCGACGGCCGCTGCGGATCATCAGACTTCGGCGGCGCCGGCACCTCCAGAATGCCCGATGTCTCGACGTTCTTCAATTCGGCCGTGTGGATCGACATCAGGCCGAACGGCATCGGATCCTCGGCCGAGCCGTCGATCGCGCCGAACGCCCGCATGTGCTCCAGCAGGCCCTCGATACCGTCGGCGTCGCCCATCACGCGCAGCTGCTCGCCGGGCCGCACAAATACCGGCGTCTGGACCAGCGTGGCGCGGATCTCCCGGGATTGCTGGGTGCCGTTGTAAATCCAGAAATCGGTCATCAGGAAATTCCCCATGTTGACGGCCCGTAGCTCTGAGCCCACCCCAGATATTGGCGGCCGTACGGCGTCTTGAGATTTTGGATGTTCGCCAGCGTGAAGTTCTTCGCGGCATCCTGCACCACAAGGCTGACCGACGTCGACTCGTCGGCGCTGGCCTGCACGATGCCCGATACAAACCCGGTGATATTCAACTGTTTCCGCAGCTTGGCGAAATACTTGCTGCCGTTCTGATCGGGCGCGTAGTTGATGAGATTGTCGGCCGCCAGATTATAGACCGCCTCCGAATAGATCGAAAATCCGCCGCTGTTAAGCTCGACCTGTGCGGCATCGAACTGCGGAATGCAAACCACCCTCAGCGCCGGATTGACCAGCGCCAGGGCGTTCGCGAACGCATACCCGATGAAAGGCGACGTCACCGGCAAAGCCGATGCCGGCACCTTCATCACGTTCTTGATGAAATTCTGGAAGCCGGCGAGGGTCGGCTGCGGGGCCGTCATTCGCGTGCCTCCCGGCGGTTAGCGCTTCCGTGCGGACTTGTTGCGGGCGGCCGGCTTGCCGGAACGAGGGCCGGTCTTGCCCTCGGGGACGATCTCGAAACCCTCGGCGATCGTCTTTTCGCCCGCCTCGGATTGTTCAAGCTGCTCGAACGCTACCGTGGTGCTGTCCGACGGTTCGGCAGGGATGCCTTGTTCCATAAACTGTTGCTGGACGGTCTGCTGGACCAGATCATTCGACGCCACCGCGGACTTGGCGCGCCGATCGCGGCCTTCCTCGATCTGGACGCCGTTGTTGTGATTCTGGATCGCGCGCATCACGTCCGCCGGCACCGGGCTATCGACGTTGAACACGTAGTTGATTTTCTTGCGCGGAAGCCGACCGACCTCCTTGGCCGCGATGATGCCGTAGGGCTCAAGCTGGTCGACGATATCCTGCACCTGTGTGAGGTGGAAATCGCGCGAGCCGATCATGGCCTGGCGGCCCGGCTGAATGTCTTGCTGTTTGGCGGGCTGGAAGCGACGCATCACTTCGTCCTCGCCCTTTTTGTTGTAGTCGAGCCGATAGCAGATGATCTGCACCTGTTTCGTCGGGTTGGCGATGTAGAGCGCGGTCATGGTTCTGGTTCTCCCCGTTGCGGTGCCGGCAATCTACGCCGAACACCACAAAAGAAAAAGGGCCGGGATTTCTCCCAGCCCCTCCAGATGGACGCAAGCGCCCGGGATTTACTGATACGGCATCGAGATCAAGCGGAGCGCCTGATAGCGCGGCGCCCAGCCGGACGAAATGCGCCATTCCTGCAGGAAGTCGGTAGCGCCGCCGGCGAGCGGGCTGATGATCTCGCGCGGGGCCGCCATGTCGCAATACTGCGTCAGACAGACTTTCGCGCCCGGCATGATCTTGGCGAACTCGTTGGTGTTGACGGGCTGCTGGCCGGCCGGCTTGTCGACTTCGGGCATCGCGATGATGACCGCGTCGGTGCCATTCGCGCCGGCACCGATCAGGGTGTCGTCGTAGGCCCAGACCAGCGTGTCGCCGTTCGCCATCAAGATCTCCTTGACGGTGCCGGAGGTCGATGCGGTGCCGGCGCCGATGCGCTGATACTGCACAAGCTGGACGACGTTGTACTCGAACAAGCCGAGCGTGCGCTGGGGCCCCAAGATTGTGAACTTCTTGCCGAGGCCCAACTGATAGGTGCCGGTTTTGATGTTCAAGACTTGCTGCGCCAGGAAGAACGCCATCTGGCCGTTGTCGTAGGTGGTCGCGGTCGTGTTGCCGTAGGTGTCGGCCGGCAGATTGAGCGCGATCGCGTTGGGCGCATTCAGGATGCCCTCGCCGTTCTGCGGGTTCATACCGAAGATCGCGGCATCGCGGGCAAGCTGGAAGTTCGCCTGACGGCCGCCGAGCCGATAGGCCTCCGGGACCGCAAAGCCCCAGCGCGCGCCAGCCGCGACATCGTGATGATTGTACTGGTTCCGGACCTGCAACAGGTAGGTCGGAGCCGAGATCATCGTCGCCTGAATGTCGACGCTGGGCAGTTCCTGCGATCCCGCCTGGCTTGCCGCCATCTTGGTCCGCAGATTGAGTTGCTTCATGTACACCAGCAAGTCGTCCTCGCTGAGGCGCACCCGAAGCTGGCCGTCCGCGAACAGGTCGACGAAGCCGGATGCCTGGCTGTACTGGACGAGGAACTCCGGTTCGATGAAAGACGGGTTCAACGTCACGTAGGCGTGGGCCTGAATCATGGGTCTTGGCTCCTATCGGCCGTTCGTGGGTTGCTCGGCGCCTTAGCCGTTCGGGTTGAGGGCGATGACGGCGCAAGCGCCGTTGTAATTCCAAGTGGCTTGCTCGCCGATCGGATTGTAGCTGACGGTTTCGCAGTTGGCGCTCTGCACGTCCAGCACTTCGACGGCCAACGCGGCCGATGCAGCGCCGCCGACAGTCAGCGATCCGCCAGTGATGGCGGAAGCGCCGAGGCCGGCCGGAGCAAGGAACTGGACGTTCGTCCCATTGACCAGCGTGGACGTGAACGTGCCATTGAGGCTCGCGAAGGCGCCGGTGCCGGTCAGCGAGGCCAGCGTGATCGAGTCGCCAGCGTCGAAGGTCTGGGGCGCCGCCATCGTCAACGAGACAAGGCCGGTGGTGTTGTTGTAGGTGCCGCTGGAGATCGTCTGGGCGCCCAGGAACGGGACCAGCATTTGGTTCGTGAAATCCCACGAGACCTGCGGGAGAACCGACGAGCCGCGCAAGCTGACCAGCGACGGGTCGCACGCCACCGCGATGCGGGCCAGCGAGCCCAACGGATACCAGTTTACGTGCATGCCGCTGGCGGCAAGCGGAACCGGCGATTGCGGGGTGGTGACCATCGCGTAGGCTTCATCGAACACCGAGAAACCGACCAGTTTCAGCGAGCCGGTCAACCCGGTGGCACGGCCGACCAAAGGCCCCAGCGTGTAGCTCGGCGCGCCGCCCGGGTTAATCATCGAGCCACCCGGCACGTTCGCATAGACGCCCACGCCTCCCCACATCGGGAGCGTTTCGTTGTTGGACAGGATGCCGGCGCGCAAGCGATAGCGCGTCGAAGGATCTGCGTACGCGGTGCCCTGACGGAGGCCGGTCGACGTGGCGTTGAACAGCCCGGCGTTGCCGCTCATCTGGCCGTAAGGATTGTAGGGGATCGTGGCGACCATTTGAGCCGTCTCCTAAAGGGGTTGAGGCGATTTCCCTGTTTCGCTTCGGTGGCGGCTTACTTGCCGAGGTTCTGGTGCAAGAACGTGCCGGTCCCGCGAAGCTGGGTCGCCCCAGCCATCGGGTCCATCCACGTGCGCGGCTGGCCGAAGAACTCGCGGATGGTATGACCATCGCGCTTGCGCTCGACTTCCCGCAGGCGGCCATCCGGGACATTGACCGGGTTGCGCGCCGTTTCCTTGGCCTCGCGATACACCTGATCGCGGACGATGCCGAAGCTGGCGTCATCAGCGAACGCGGTCGCGACATCGGCCGGCTTCCACGTCGGGCTGTGCTCCTTGAGCATGCGGACGCATCGGCGCTCATACAGGCCGGGCGTCTCGCCCTGCAACGGCCGCGGCGCGTTCATGCCGAAATCGGCGAACACTTCGTCGGCGCGAGCCTGGCAATCGGTCAGAGCGTGATAATCCGCATCGTTCATGTCCTTGGGGATCATGCCACGGACCTCGTCCAACTTCTTGCGGATATCGATCGAGTCGGCCTTGGCCTTTTCCTCGGCGTCCTTTTTATCTTTTTCTTCTTTTTCTTTTTTCTCGGTTTCCTCGGCGTCTTTCTTGGCCTTGTCGGCCGCCAGCTGCTCGGGGTCGCCCTTCTCGCGCTTTTCCTTTTCCTCGGCATCGCGGCGCGACTTGGAATCCATTTCCATGGAGTCCATCCGCTTCGCCAGCGAACCGACCGAGTCAGCGATCGCCTTCACGCTGTCGACAACGGTGGAAAGCAATTTGCCGGCGTCGGCGTCCTTGCGCTCCTTGTCTTCGTTGTCCTTTTTCTCTTTTTCCTCAGCGTCCTTTTTGGCCTTTTCCTCGGCGTCGGCTTTCGCCTTTTCCTCGGCGTCCTTGCGGGCCGCTTCTTCCGCGTCCTGTTTGGCCTTTAGTTCCGCCTCGGTCATCGCTGAGTCCTCTCGTGATTCGGATCGAATGCCTGACGGCCCTTCGCCTTTGTCCCATACGCCCAATTCACACAGGGCGATATGATCTACTAGACTTGGGTCGCCCTCGAACAGAACCTTTTGCTTCGAACCGTCTCGTAGATGCAGCGTCATCTTTCGATTGACGCTCCAGTCCGCGAAATTCACTCCGGGCGAAGTCGAAAGGTCCCCCTCTGCCATCATGCGGGCGACGTCATCGACGTAAATCTTGACGACAGCCCACACCTCGTCCCCAGCGATATACGGCAAAAACGTGGTCCCCACAACACGATCAGTAAACTCGTCGCTGGTCAGCAGCGCGGTCTTGGGGTGTTTGAAGATCACAGGCAGCCCGTTGCATCGCTGCAAGAACTCGTCGTTTAGGTAGATTTGCGCGGGCCTGTGGACAAATTCCTCGCCCTTGGTCCGGAACGCCACATCGGTGCCAGTGATGCGAATCGCGAACAGCCACATGTTCTCGTATCGCTGCGGCGAGATCAGCCGGCCGTCGGCGATCGCTCGGGCGACGCCCAATTCGTTCAAAGTGATTCGGTCGAGCGCGATCTGGCATCCGGGATGGATCGGCTGCGGCGGTGCATTCAGCGGCGCCCAGGCATAGCCATCATGCTCGTCGTTGATGACCGGCGTGAACTCATCGTCGACCCGCAACAGATACGTCGTGAAATCGACCGTCGGCAGCAACGCCACCGGCTGGGGCGGGACATCGACGATGGGAACAACCGGCGCGCCCTCCGAAACAGGGAGAATCGGGGACGCGCCGATGCCCGCCACGCCCTTGGGCGCGGAGCCTTTTGTTCTGGTGTGGAAAACTAGCAGGCCATCCGGGAGAAACCCGATCTCCTCGCGGCACTCCCGCTTGGCGCAATCCTCGGCTGATTCGCCTTCCTCGCGACCGCCGCCCGGGAAATCCCAGCAGTCGCCGCAATCGGGTGCGTCGATGCGTCGCTTGAGAAACAGCGCATTGCCGGTCGACGCTACGATCAGAATGCCCGCGGCCTTGTTCATTTCGGACTTTTGGACCCCGCCCCGCCCGCGTCGCACGCGGCCCTCATCTGATCGACACTGTCGCACATCGCCTGCACGGCGTCACCCCGGGCCTTGCTGTAGGCGATCGCCTCGGCTTGCTTGGGCGGTTTGCCGGCGTTGATCTCGGTCGCGATATTCGCGCTGACCGCCTGGCGCGAGGATCCAGATTGCAACGGCATTCCGCATCACTCCTTGAGCATCGCCCCGAGGCCAGCTTTATCGAAGGCCGCGAAAACGTCGTCAAGCCACGCCCCGACATAGCCGCGCTGGACGCGGGATTGCTTCGGGTCGGTCGCGAACTTGGCGAATGGCGTACCCAGCCGATCGAGCGCCTCATATGACGATTGGTCCATGTTCGGTATCTCGATCGAGTTGCCGCCGGTGGCGACGAACGAGGCGTCCGGGCTGGTCTTGTTCTGGACGTGGATCACCTTGGCGCCGGCAAAGCCGGATATCACGTTGTCGACCTCGCGGCTGGACGCGACGTTCGGGCCGACGACATGCACCACCACCAGCCGCAAGACGCCGTTGCGGACGTCCTCCATCAGCTTGATGCGATCGAACGCCTTCATGATCGGGGTCAGCAGGCCAGCCCGGCAATCGACGACCGTCACGGCATCGCTGCCGGCGGCATCGACCAGCTTCATTTGCCCCGGGACAGTGTCGACATTCAGGGACTCGGTGTCCGGAAAGAACCGGCGCAGCGCAGCGTCGCCGTTTTCGGTGTCGAACGATCGGATGGCGGCCCCGCGTTTGGCCGCATAGTCGAGGATGGCGCGCGAGACGGTGGTTTTGCCGACGCCGCCCTTATCGGCGCCGACGATTACGATCAGTGGTGAGGTCATGGCTGTGGCTCCCTGTTGAATCAGCGGAACCTCTATACCACGGATTTCCCCAGCCGGCGGCGATCGAGATCATTCGCCTGGCGCTGGAGGCGATCCAGCCGGCGCCGCATGGCCTCGTAGCCCACGGCCGCCTCCGGGACAGGCCCAGCATCGTCCGTGCGCGCGCCTTGGATCTCGAACAGCGCGCAATGGCCGTTGAAATTGATCGATCCCTCGACCGCCGTGCATTGATTGGCGCGTGGATCGAGCCCGGGCTGGAACATGCTGCATCGCACGCATCGCGTGACCTTGCCGGGCCACCACGTCAGATATTTGGCGTCCCGCTGGGTGGCGCGATCGTCAGCCGCATCCGTGCGCGCCGTGATATCGCCGCCCGCGATCTTGGCCCGCACCGCGGCCAGCATGTCGCGACCCTTGACGGTCAGCATCGCCTCCGGGAGGTCGCGAATGTTGTAAATCCAGATCATGTAGCATCGGCAGAACGGCTCCTGGCCGGGCGCGCTGATCTCGTCGTAATAGCCGACGGCCGCCCGCTTCACGAGGCCGGCGCGGTGTGCCCAGCTATCTCGGATCAGATAGATTTTGTCGTCCCGCTCCTTGTGATCCTCGCGGTAATCGTAGCCGGCCTGCCGATAGTTCGAGCGCCAGCGTCCAGCGATCGCGCCGCCGTCGGCCGCTACAATCTCGGAAATCGTCGACACCAGCTTGTGGCCCTGATCGATCAGCACGCGCCGTTCCTCGAACGGGAGCGATGCCAGCGATTTGCGGACGTTCTTTTTGACCTCGGACTTCTTTTCGGCCGACACACCGCCCGGATGAATCGATGTCGACCAGCCCTCAAACCGCGCCAGCGTCTTGTCGATCGCCTCGGCGCGTTTCAGCTTGATGAGGTTCGCGGACGCGATGATGCGGCGGTCCAGTTCGGAGCGCAGCGCCGGCTTGATGTTCTCCAGCGTATAGCGCGCCACGCCGGGATTGTATTTCAGCACCCCGCCCTGATCGACCATCTTTTTGTAAATCGCCGCCAGCCCCTCGTTGAGTTGCTGTTCCAGCGATGCCGGCGATACCAGCGACGTCTCGGCGGCCAGCCGCAACTCGCGCTTCCACCGTTCGATGCGCTCCATCGAATCGAAGCCATGGTCGACGATGTCGGCGATCGCCTCGGCCAGCACGTCGCTAAAGGATTTCATTTTTGGCCCGGGGAGCTGATGTTGAACGCCTCGTAGGCGCGCTGCTGGCGGATATGAACAGGATGGCCCGGCACCTTGAGCTCGCGGCCGAACAGCATCATCACCACGTCCCAATAGCTGAGTTCGGCGACCGTCGACAGGTCGGGTTTCAACGACAGCTTCATGGCGTCCCCGTTAATTCGTGTGCGCGTGGCCGTTCAATTTCCCGTTCGCCTTGGCGCCCAAGATCGGGCTTTTCTCCATCATGTGCACCAGATCGAGCAACTCGGTGTCGTCCATCTTTCGCATCCGGCGCCGCCGCGCGGTGGCGGTGTCCGCCTTGGCGAGGTTCGGCTTGGGCTCGGCCGGCTCGCCTGGCGTCATCATCGGCTGGGGCGGCTCGTAGGTCGCGATCGCCTCGATGTCGAGGTTGAGCGGGCTTTGGAACATCATCTTGTTCTCGTTGATGTTGTCCTGTGCCCACGACATCAGCGTCGCCTTGTTTTCCGGGTCCATCATGGGCCCGAAGATCTCGACGGCCTCCAGAATGGCCTCCAGCTTGACCTTGTCGGTTTCGACCTTGTCGCTATCGGGCTCGGTCAGCAGCGACGGCCATTGCGGGTTGAACGAGTTTTGCCATTTGTAGAACGCCTGATCGTAGGTCATGGCGGCGTATTCCGGGACGTCGGCCTTGAGGCTTTCGAAGAACTCCGGGTTCCACGCGCGGCGCATCACGATGTTGTCCATGAAGCGGTAGGCCGGGCTAAGCTGGCGCCGGGTGCGATCGACCCAGCGCGCGACTTTCTTGGCGTCCTCGGTGCCCTCGCCGAAGCCTTCGACGAACGTCTCGTCTTTCAGAACCACCGCCGGCATGTCGCCCGCGATCGCGATGTTGTCGAGGATATCGTTGCGCGCCATGCCGAACGCCTTGTCGATGTTCTGCATGTTGAGGGTTTCGATCTTTTCGTCCGGCCCGATCGAGATCACGTTCCCGTTGGTGGCCTCCTTGACGAACAGCCGCTTGAGGCCGGCGCTGGCCTGCATGATCGCGTCGATGATGGCGCCCGCGGTCTTGAGCGTCGCGATGAACACGCCGGCTTTCTTGACCACCAGATCGTCGGTGACCATCGTCTGAATGTAGGATTTCAGCGGAAAGAGGGCGCGCTGGAAAACAGACCGGCCGACGAACCCGAATGCCGATGCCGTGTAAGCGATATAGACCGGACGCTCGTGCATCAGCGTCACGGTGCGGCTGCGGTGGAACGCCTTGCCGCTGACCGCGATCGTGGTGACCTTTTGGAAGTCGATGGACAGCGGGTCTTGATTCAGCACGATGCTGCCGGCGGTGTTCAGCGGATCATAGACCGAGAACGAAATCTTAAGGTCCGCCAGCTTTTTCCAATCGATCGAATCGTTCGGCTCAAGTCCATCGACCATCAGCGCCAGCGTCGCGACCCCGTAGGCCCGCGACACGGAGGCGAAATTCAGGATGATGTCGTCGGCGCCGATGCGCTCCCATTCATCGCGGAATTGCTTGCTGATGCGTTCCTCGCCAGGCCCCGGGACGGCGATCTCGCGCTCCTGCGATTGCGCCATTTCGATCGGGGACTGGACCATCTTGTTGCCCAGCGGATGGTAGAGCCAAATCGTCTTACACAATTCGTAGGACGGCTGATCGCCGGGCATGATTTCGGGAGCCTCAAGAAGCTCCGTCAGCGTATTGCCGAGCGAACTGCCGTTGACGACGATCGAGCCCATGACCTGTTATCCTTTCGGCTGATCGCCGGGCGGCGTCCAATTCGACTGCGGCTGGATCAGCGGGGCTTTCTTCATGCCCTCGTCGAACGCCGCTTTGATACTGTTCCGCAGGCTGGCGATCGTCGCCAGATCGCCCTGGAACACCTGACCCATGAAGTTGCCCGCCTCGAACGCGATGCTGCACAGCACAACATGCGGCGGGATGCCGGGGCAAGACATCAGCAGGCCGCGCACCAGCACGTGCACGGATGGCTGAATCAGCGGCTTGATGCGCGCGAGGGCCTGATCGGCTGCGGTGACTTGGTCGGCCGTCGGCATATTGGCGGGCGCTTGCCCGTTCTTCTGGTCGGTCATGGTGGATTTTCCCTGTTGATGATGGCGCCGCACGCGACGGGGCAGGAACGCTGGCATCAGAGATCCTCCCGATTTGCCGGATGCGACGGCCGCACCATACGGGAAAGCCGGGCCGGACGCTAGAAACCCTCGGAGTTGCCCAGCGCGATCGCGGCGCCATAGGTGGCGCAATCGAGCAAATCGTCCTGACGCTTGCGGGCGTCTTTATCGCCGATCTTGAAGCCGACGACCTGTGATCGGAAGTGATTCAGGGTTTTCCCCTTGTAGTTTTTGGTCTTGGTGAACGCCTGGCGGCTGATCTTGACCAGCCCACGGTAGAAATAGCCCGACACCGAGATCGCGCGTTCGTCCTTGCCCATGGCGGTCAGCTTCGAATCGATCGGGAACACCCGAAGCCCGCGGTTCTTGGCCTGCTGGAGCAAGATGGTGCCCGACGACTTGTCCTCGATGAAGGCGCCCAGAAAGCCTTTCGACGCCTTGCACTGGATTGCGGCGTCGGTCCCGATATCGAACACCCCGGGCAACCACGTTTCCAGCATGGCGCCCTCGATCTGGACGACGTCCCAATCCAGAATGACCAGCCGATGCGCCGGCCCCAGCAGGCCGTTCGCCCCGACCGGGCGGATATTGTTCCGAATCAGCGCCCACCAGACAACGCCGGTGCCGTCATTCAGCGTCCCGGTCTTGGACGCCGAATCGATGGTCGCGAAGATTGCCTCGCACCGGAGCGGCCATTCGACCGGGTTGCCATCCTGAAGCATCTTGTCGAGGGCGAAGAATTGGGCGCCGGACCAGTCGACGAAGTCGGCCAGATACTCCTGCTGATAGACCAGCGGTTCGTTGTCGCGCTCGAATGCCGCGACCTCGTCAGCCGGCAGGAACGGGTTCGATCGGCTGGGCGCGTGGAATTGGACAAAGCCATGCTTCACGTCGTGGCAAATCTCATAAAGGAAGTTCTCGGGGTCGATGCCGGCGGTGTTCGACATCATCAGCGCGCGGCCACGGTAGTCGACCAGCGTGGGGCGCGCCGATCGCTTCCACCAGTTGATCGTGTTCGGCTTCGTGAACGCCACCTCGTCGCCGATGATCCGGTGATACTTTCGGGACCGGCCAGCGTTTTCATCCTCCAGCGACCAGAACTCGACGGCGCCGCCGGTGATGGTGCGGATCATGCCCCGCGTCTTGTCCGATGATTTCACGATCGGGTGCAACGCCTCCCGGATGACCTGATACGATTCGGACAGTCGCTTGTTCTCGGGCGCGAACCAGCCGACCAGCCGACCATGGCTGGCATCGTCAATCGCGACGCCCTCGCCCAGGACGTTCTTGCCGAACCGGCGCCCGCACCGCGCGGCCACGAATCGGGTTTGCGACATCAGCCATCGCAGCTTCGCTTGCGCCTTGTGATACTCGGGCAGCGCGACGGTCGCTCTGGCGTAATTCGGCTGGAGGGGCGAGATCGCGTTCATCCGGCAGCCTTAGACGGCATCGGCACGATTTCGCCGGCAATCACCTTGCGGTCCTCGACGCCATCCTCGGCCGACACGATATCGCCGGGCTGGAATTGTGCCGGCGCATTGATCGGCGCCGAGAACTCATCCGGCATGCCGCCCGTCACCACGACCTCGTTGACGATCTGCTGGCCGACCATGACGGCCGACAGCTTGGGCGACTCATAGCTGGCGGCACCCAGCGCGGTGTCTTTCGCCAGCACGGCGTATTCCTTGAACAGCGCGGCATCATAATTCGGGTTTCCATTGACCAGCTTGCCGCTCGTCGGGTCGCGGGTCCAATTCGGATAAGGCTGGTAGAACGCCGCCAGCCCGGCGAAAAGCCGCGCGAAATCGAACGCGATGTCCTTCATCAGCTTTTGCGGCGTCCGATCTACGATCTCCTGCGCGGCCTGTGGCGTCACCATCCCGGTGGCGACCAGACGGTCGGCAGCGGCTTTGCTCTCGGCCGAGATTGCCGCCGCCAGTTCGGCGCGCGCTTTCGCCTCGCGCTCCAATGTCGCCTTGTTCTTGGAGCCCTTGCGTTTTCCGCCGGTTTTTTTGCCGATCGCCATGGGTTCTATCTTAGACGGAACCATGGCGGGGCGGGAAGCGATGCCTTGCGCCGTGCTTGTTCCGCCTGCCTACGGGGCTTGATGCGGGTCTCATAGGATACCTTGCTGGCGACACGACAGTTTTCGAGGTATTCAAGGCGCTTGCAGGGGTCGCAATAAAGTCGCGGCTTCGTGCGTTTGACGTAGCTGAACGGTCCCTGACATCTGGCGCAAATAGATCGCGTCGTCATCGAAGCGCGCTCCCGTTTGAATTACCTAATTCGCCAATGGCTTGCGCTATAAACAAAGCGCCATTTCGCCATGTTTGAATTTGCCCTGATTACGCGTCCTCAGGAACACGGACCTTGATGTCCAGCCAGGCGAACACGTCGACCTTGCGCTCGCCATCGACGACGGGCTCAAACCCCGCCAGCGGCCAGCCCATGACCCGGTGCGTACGCATTTCGGACACGGCATTTCGTTGAGGACGATGCCCGGGACTGTCCCGGTCAATTGGCCGGCGATCTTGAGGGTGCCGCTTTCGAGGAAATCGTTGACGGTATAGACCGCGTCGAATTGCGGCACCGGCCCGGGGAATGGCGTCCGGCGATCAAGGCCCAGCACCTCGAACTCGACGACGCAGATTACCTTTTGGCCCCTTCGATCTATCCCGCTCATTTCGTTCTCCTTTTAACTGTTTCTTATCGATTGTTCCGCAACGTGGTCTCGAACAACGGAGATCGCCCCATGTCTTTCCAGCACCGCCTCATTCTCGTGATCGCTTGCACGGCCGCATGCAGCTGGTCGATCGGCTGGGCCGCCTACACGGTCCTGTTTTAGATGGGAATTATATACTTGAATCCCTCAAGCCAAAACCGGCTTGCCGCCCTTGAGGATAATGCCCGGATAGGAATACGCCGCGCAGCCCTCTAGTGTCTTGGCTGCGTTCTTCACGCCGAATGTATGTGTGCGGCCACCTTGGCCTTCACCTGCCCCGCTGCCCTCGTACTTCCAATTGTCGGCAGTTAGGAAAACAACATCCACACGCCAGACGACAACCAATCGATAGCAGCGCAACGTCGTCACACTTTCGGTTCTTTTGGAAGTCGCGCCGTGTTCTGGACGGCATCCTGCAGCGATCGATAGGCGTCCGCCTGGCGCTTCGAAATGAACGGCCGCCCGACCGATGCCGGCGGGGCCGTATCCTGCTTAGGCGGCGGGGCCGGGCGATCAACGCGGGCGTTCCACTGATGGCGCTCGATCGCGCCGCAGACCCGAGCCAGCACCGGCTTGCTCCACCACTTCAGCGATCCTTCGGCAAGCTGGCGGTTGATGTTCGAGATCAGGCTGTCGGGCGCGGCAGACCCGACCATGCGGCCGACCGATGATGCAGACAACGCCGGAAAATGCTCATACAACGCGAACGCAGCATAATAGCGCGCGCGAGTGATTTTCCGGCGTTGATCCGCGTCCGTGGGGCGGTGGCCACGCGCAACATCGACCGGGTCGGCGCCGGTTTCGTCACAGGCCGCGATGATCGCGACGGCAATTTCGTCTGCGGATAGCATGATTCAGTGGTGCATCAGCACGGCGGCGGCCAATTGAATGGCGCACGCAAGCACCAAGACAAGGCCGATTCCGATCGGCAAAAGTTTAACTTGCATGCGCGACTCTCCCTGTTGTGCGTGCTCAATCTTTTTATAGAAAAAAGTCCCCGCAGGCCACTGGACATTCGCCGATCGACCCCGGATAAAATCGTCCCCGGCAGGGAGATTTGTTAATGATTTTGAAGATCGGCGATGGTGCGATTCGCAAGCTGTCATCCGCACAGCGTTCCTTCCTGATTGATCACGTCGACGGCGAGGTCGAACTGACGCCAGCGCGCCGGCATCTGATTCAAGTCCGAAACTCGCTCATGAAGATGAAACTCCTGAGGGGCGCGATCGCGCACACCATCAGGCCTCGCGGCACGGTGCTCACCGAACATGGCCGGTATGCGGTGGGCGTGATCCTGGGCGATTATGCCGACGGGCTGGTCCGCGCCGGATTGCTGGAACAGGAAAACCCACTATGGGTTCTGAAACAACTCAAGGCCCTGGGCGGTTTCCCGGCTGGCCGCCCAGCATCCCAGCCGGCCGAAGAAATGCCGGAACCGGCCAGTCTTCGCAGTGGACTTCCCGGCTGAGGCTGCCCGTACTGCTGGGGCGATCTGGGGAAATAAATCCCCTTTTCGGGAGGGCACCATGGAAAAGCTTTACGCCAAAATCCGCTTGATCGATTACGGCCCCTGCGCGTTGAAAGAGCTCAGCGAAATTTACTGCCGCGTGCGCGACGAGACCGGTGAGGGTGCCAGTACCTTCCATTCAGTCAACATCAAGAATCCTGATGGATATATCGTCGGCCACATTGCTTACAATGGACGGATATTCGCTGGCCCGCTGGGTTTTTGGACAGCCGCCACCAAATTGCTTTACGAGAATCGCACCGCCGCTGCCTGATCGCGAGTGTTTCGCAGCGCCCCGCGCGTCGGGGCGTCACGAAGCACTTTTGCTTCGAACAGGGAAAGGCAACACCGATGGCACTCACCGAATCCGATCTGCGGCAATTCACCGGCACCTCGCAATGGTTCCGGCATGGACTGGTCCGTAGCGTCACCTACACCGAGGGCGTCCAATACATGGCCGAACAAGGCAACGCCTACTGGCTGCTGGACAAGATCGCGACGCTCCAATTCGAACCGAAGATTCGCGCCGAGGATTTTCAGGTTTGGCGACTGATCGTCGAGGACGGCCACGCCACGTTGACGTGCGACGATGGCGACAAGCTGGGCGTCGGCAAATCCAAGGCGATCGTGCTGCATTCCGAGGAAATATCATTCACGGATTTCCCGCTCGAAAAGATCGAATTGTGGGTCGAGGGCGGCGTGATCTTGCTGCCTTCCGAGCATTGATATGAGCCCGAGGGAGCGCGCGGTGCTGATGGCGATCGCCAAGGCGCTGCGCGGCAACCCCGACGACATGGACGCGCTGGCCGCCAGCTATCCGGTCCCGCCCGGATACGGCCCGCGCAAGATGCCGATCCGGGAGCGAGCCGCGATCCTGCTGAAAATTCTGGCCGATCATTAAAGGGGATTTACTTCCCCTTTTTTCTTGTCTTCGGAGTTGCTCTTTGCACCGCTGCGAATAACACACGAGCCATGAAGACACCGAAAAAACAGCACCCCGCTGAGATCGCCGCCGAAGCCCAGATGATTGTGGCGATCCGCGGAGCCGATCATTTCCTCGCCTCGCTATTCCGCGGCGCCGGCCAATACGACAAGGCCCCAGCCCCGACGGTGCTGGCCGCCCTGCGCGCCGGCCGAGCCATGGAGGCGGGAGCCCGCGGCACCCAGAAATCCATCATCTACGCGGTCGGCCCGGATGGCCGCGCGACGATGATCACCTACGCCCTGATCGAAAAACTTGCAGCGCTGGCAACCCAGCAGAAAGGCACAAAATGAACCTCTCGCCCGCCCAGAAGCTTATGATCGAGTACGGTTTTCCGGCCGCCCTTTTCGTCGACCAAGCCACGCGCGCAGCCGCGTGGAAGGGCCGGACATTTACGGTCCCGGGCCCCATCTACAAGGCCCCGGCCAAAGCCGAGGACGCGACGACAAAACAACTGCGCGCCGAATTGGAGGCCGCAGCCGCGAAGAAGAAAGCCGCCAGCCTTGAGCGGTTGCGAGAGTGGAAAATCTTCAATAACCGCTCTCTCCCGAAGCCAGAATTGAAGCCCCGGGCGATCATGCCCATCACCGAGCAGGAGACCACGACCATGGCAAAGAAAGCAGCAACCACCAAGAAGCCGGCGGCCAAGAAGGCCGCCGTCAAGCCGGCCCGCAAGGCAGCAGCCGCCAAGTCCGCCCGCACGCCGGTCGGCGAGCGATCGCGCTACGATTGGAAAGGTGCCGCCGAGAAAGCCGCCGCCGGCTCCATCCCGCCGAAGCCGGATTTCAGCGCGCCGACCCACGCCCGTTTTCTGCCGATCATGGACCAGATCACGGCGGCATGCTCGGCCAAGGACTTGAAGGCCCTCAAGGCGATCGAGATCAACGCGATTTCCTCGACCCCGAAAGCCATGGCGCGCTACCGGGATCTCTGCGCCGCCGCGCTGACCGCCAAGGCCGCCTGATGGACCTCTATCTCCATCACGGACGGGCGACGCCCGACCAAAAGCTGGACGATTGGGGCCCTTCGGGGCCCCGATTGCTTGGCGTCAAGGGCATCCACCAAACCTATGGCAACCCCGCCAACGTGTTCTTCGAATCGGCCGCCGCATGCAAAGAGGCCCAGCGGCTTACTGGCTGGGCGACGTGGGACGACAATGCCCTGACGATGGCATGGCGGGATGATTGCGTGCACGTCACCGGGCCCGAGGGCGAGGCTTTCTATGGCGATTGGGGCCTGATGTAGTCTTCGAAGTTGCTGCCGGCTGTGTGTTCGCTAACACACCGACAGCGCAACACCGCGCCATGTAGCCACCAGATGCCGAAGCCAGCCCAAATCAACCGCCGCAAAGCTAACACTTTTACGGTCGAATTTGTCACCCTCAATTCGGCGTTCGATGAAGAGCCGCATTTCGAGATCGCGCGCATTCTTCGCGATATCGCCGACAAGATCACAGTCGGAATTTTCTCGTCACCTATCAGCGCCTCAAACGGCAACAGGGTCGGGAAATTCGAGTGCCGCGACAACAATGGTCTGGCGTTCGAGCGATTCTAAGCCGGCCCGGTAACATTCCAGAACAGCACGCGGCCCGCCCCATGGCAGGCCTTTGCTATTTCCCACGCCTTTGCATCGTAGTGGCGATCGCTGGGGAACGGTACCTCGCCCTTGAACGGTTTGGCGAACGGCAGCGCGGCGATGTGGATTTGCGCGCCCGCGACGTCGGCCGGCGCCAGCTCCCGGCCGACTTGCACCACATGCCGGCGGGCTTTCGGCCAGGCGGTCGCCAGCGCGCGCGCCAGCACGCCGGACCCGGATGCACACCAGACCTCGTCCGGCTCGATCTTGAGGCTGCTGGCGGCCTTGGCGATGGCCGCTATGGCTTCGGGCATGTCGGCGCCGAATGGCATCAGCCGGGCGCCGCTGGCCTCGCAATATGCCTTGGCGCGGGCTTGAACGACAGTCAGGTATCCGGGGCTGACCATACAGACCCGGGCGCCCAATTCCTTCGCCAGCAGGGCGCGTGGGTGCGGCTCGGCCCGCTGGGCCACAAAGATCGTCGCCCGCTTGCCAAGGCCCTTGGCGACGGCTGCCAGGGCCGTCTGGGCACCACCTTCGGCCGGGCTGGCATAGACGACCTCATCCGCGCCATCGAACAGGGTTCCGAGGAACCGGGCTTTCGTGCCGCCCGGGAACAGATCGTCCCGCACCACCGTGATGCCGTCATGCTCGGATGTTTTCGGTTTCACAGGATCTTCCCGTAGGCCTCCAGATCGGGCGAGCCAGGCGCCGGGGCTGGCTTTGATCCGGCCGGCGTCGCCGATTCGTCGATGATGGCGGCGAACTCGACGGGCCCGATTTCCCGGGTTGCTTTGACCGGGTCGCCCTTGACGAAGATCAGCACGTTTTGGTGGCTTTTGCCCAGCTTGCGGGACGCCTCGAACTGCTTTCCGGCGCGCATCGCCAGCGAACCGGCGGCCGTGACCAAGATCGCTTCGTTGTAGAGCCGCATCCCGCATGCCTCGAACGCCATCGCGCAGCGCCCCGGCAAATTGACGTACAGGCCCTTTTCGTCCCGGACGTCGCCGATCACCCAGCCGGCGAAACGATTGTTCTTTAGCCGCGCGCAGGCAGCCCGGATGATCGCCTCCTGGGCGGTGAAGAAATCCTCGGCGCCGAGCGTCGACAGATCGCGCTTGTCCTCGGAATAGACCTCCAGATTCCAATACGGCGGGCACGAAAACACGAAATCGAATTGCGCGCCCTTCGGCACCAGCGACTCGATGTTGCGGCTATCACCCTCGATCCATTTCGGGAGCGGGGCTTTGCAGATTTTCAACTGAGACCGATTCGCCACCAGTTGCTCGGCGCGAAGGTCGATGCCGGTGTAATGCCGCCCCAGATGCGACGCCACGATGCCGCGCACCGAGCCGCCAGCGAACGGGTCCAAGATGCTGCCGCCCGGCGGACAGAACCAGCGATAGCAAAGCTCGGTCAGCACCGGATCGAATATCGATGTGCCGGTCTGGCCGGCCGACATGCCACCATCGATCTCGCCGGCAGCGATCTTTTCCTGCACCCATTGCTGAGTGCCGACGGCGAGGCCACGGCCGCGCGTGTATGCCGTCTTGCCGGTGTTGCCGCCGCCCTTCTTGGGCGTCGCGTCTGCGGCTTTCTTTTTCTTGCGGTATGGGTCGGTGGTGGTGCGAAGCGCCAGCCCGCCGCGCAGATCCTCGGTGTGGCCGGCAGTCTTGGTCAGTGTCTTTTTGCCGTTGCCCACCACGTGCTCCCCGCGCATCAAATCCTGCCCGAATGTCCGGGCGTTCGGTTTCTTTTTCCTCATGCCGTGGCCGCCTTCTTGGCCGCGCGCTTGACCGGGTCGGGCTCCAGCATCGTCTCCGACATCTTGAGCAGATTTTCACCGCGGCCGAGTTCGGATTGAATGCCCAGCGCCAGCCAGGCGCGCTTGCGATCTTGCCACCAGCCCTCGCGCGCATTCAGCACCGTGAACGGCGCGATGCCGAAGCGTTCCGCCAGATTGCCGAGCGTCTGTTCTCGGGCGGCGCCGGCCGCGCCGGCCGATGCGACGAACATCACCAGATCGGATGAATTGAAGCCCGCCAGTTCGAGCGGATATTCCAGTTGTTTCAATTCGGTCAGGCCCGTCAGTCTCAGGCTTTCGTCCCAACCGCCGAGTTCGAACGATCGATTGTCGGAAAACACCAGCGCCAGCTTTTGCGCGTCCGTCAGGCCACGGATCACCACGACCGGGACTTCCTCGAGTCCGACGCGCTCCGCGGACAGCGTGGCGCCGTGGCCGGCCAGGATCATATCGGCGTCGTCGATCAGCACCGGCCGCGTGAATCCGAACTCGCGAATCATGGCCGCGACGGCAACGATCTGGGCCTCGGGGTGTGTCTTGGGATTTTTGGGATGTGGCCGCAGATCGCGGATTTTTCGCCGCTCGGTCTTGTCCGCAGCGAACGCCAGTTTCGCGCCTTTAGCCATTCAATCCTCCCCGTTTGCACGGCATATCGACGAATCGTCGACCACCTCCGTCTATGCGCCTTATGTAGCGAGATGCGCTGGCCGCGCTGATCCCCAATTGCGCGCCGATGTCTACGAGGAGTTTGGTGCCAGCCATCTCCCGGGTAGCGCGAACAACCTCATCGCTTATGACGCAAGAAAGGCGCCCCTTCATGCCGGCATCGATAGCATTGTCCTTTTTCGTGCCCTCGAACAGATGCCACGGATTGCAGCACGGCGGATTATCGCATTCGTGACACGAACACATGCCGGCCAGCAAACGTCGACCGAGTCGTTGCTCTAAGGCAAAAATATGAGATCGAACAACGCGGCGTCCCGAGCCAGCGTTGAATATCCCGTACTCTCCAGTCTTGCCGGCGGTCCAAGGCCAGCACTCATCGGGAGCGCCGATTTGAACCTTTTCCCAAAACCGCTCAACCGCGTCTCGTTTTCTCAATGTGGTTGCTCCCCGCAAGGAAGGGTTATCATGTTCGGATCGTCAGGTCTGCCGGCAACGGTCACCACGCCGACAAATCCGCATTTCTTGCATTCGATGCTGTAAGCCCCGCACCGCGGCGCCGGGTACGGCAGATTGTAGGTGCACGTTTTAACGATGGCGCCGCCGCCTATCCCGCAAAACAAATGCGCGTGCGTGACCTCGCGCTCGATCTCAAGTGCCCTCGTCATTCGATCTTTTCCCTGTTGATGGTGGTGCAAAATGGTGCGGCCGCACGAGTTCTTTCATTCCGTCGACCACCTGAATCGTCCAGCCGATCGATTTCAGGAACGACAACGATGCCGGCGGATATCCGTCAGGACCGAGCGTCAGCGGTTGAACGCCGGCCGCCTGATATTCGCGTGCCCGCATCTTGCCAGCAGTTTCGAGGCTGAATTTGCGGGACCGCTCCGCGCGCGCCGCTTCGGCCGCGGCTTCCTGGGCGGCCACCAGTTCGTTGCGTTTGATCGCATCCGCCAGACGAGCCTTGCGTTCTTCCTCGGCCTGGCGATCGAAAAGATCGAAACCCTCGAAATCCCCGTCGCGTGGCTCGTGGAAAGAGCGCGGCATCAGCGGTCCCTTACAGCATAGGCCCGGGCAAGCTGATATTGATCCATCGTGCCCTGTGGGTCGGTTTTTGCCAGCCATACGTCGAACGCTGCGCGGACCTCATCGGGACCGTCGCCCATAGAGTCCAGATCGTCCTTGAGGGCGTTCATGACCTCTTTCGTGAAAGACCACGGCGCCAAGATCGCCGCCACATATCCGAAGCACAGTCGGCTTGGCTGACCGGCTTTCATACCGTGGTGGCAGGCAAAGCGGTCCCGATCGATTCCCAGCGTGCAATCGAGGGCTGATTTTTCGGTACCGGCCATTTCGTTCGGCATGGCGCCTGGCCGAAAAGCACAGGTCAGGCAGCATTCCGGTATCGGCATAGGTGCATCTTTGCGCCCGGCCGCCGCCAGCAATGCAAGCGCATCGCCCAGCATTTTGCCGTGCCGCGACGGCTTTTCCCGAGAGAATTTATCGATGTAGCTGTGGCCGGTCGCGGTGATTTCCAACATCCCGGTGTCGACGCGCTTGGCGTATCCTAGATTGACGAGCACCCGTTCCGGGATGCAATCGCGATCCTCGATCGGACCCGAGGCAAGCCACTCCATTGTCAGATTTTCCTCATGGGTCAACGTCGTCATCGGACCTCCTCCACCGGCGCCGACAGCATCGCGACTGCCGATCGGTGCATCGTCGCGTAGCCGGCCAGCGATAGCCGGACTTCTTGGACAACCTCCGAATCGTTCGGCGGCCAGCTTTTCACCATCTTGCCGTCGCGCATGAAACCGTCGGATTGAATGCGCCGGCAGGCGCCCTCGATCGCCCAGGCGGGAAATGGCGCCAGCACGCGCATCACGGAATCGATCCGCGCCACCGCTTCGTCGTCGCTTTGGCGCATGGAATTGAACCCACCGAACATATCGGCCAGCGCCAGCGCGACCCGATCGCCATCCTGTTGCCCGGCATAGGGCTGGACGGCCGGCGCAAGCTGGGCGGCGCGCGCTTCGATCACAGCCCGCTCATCGTCGGTCAGCGGCCGGCGCAAGGCTCGGCGCCCGTTGTCCGGTATCCACGAACTCCAGACTCGGTCAGGAATTTCCCTGTCCGCCCGTGGGTCGAACGCTACCGGCAGATTCGTCAGATGATAGCTCGTCGTCAGCGCCGGGGCCGCGATGGCGTAGCCGTGCTGCAACTCCCGAGAACCCGACTTTTGTGTGAGGGCTGGCGCCTTGAGCTTTTGCATTCGGAGATCCTTCCTTTTCCGCCTTGTCTGAAAGCCAGTTGTGAAACGCTTGGTCCCAATTCGATTTGCGGGCGACCGCACGGTGGGCGTTCGCACCCGCCCAATTCCGCATGCGCTCGGCAAAGAAATCCACCCGGCGGCGATCGAACCCGAACTCGGCGCCCTTGGCGTAGTGGGTTTCTTTCGGCACCCAATCGCTAGGCAGCCGCTCGCCCTTGTCGGATTTGGCTCTTACTTTCTTCTTCACCTGAGACTCATCGATATTGTTTTTTAAGTGAGTAAGAGGCGAATCTGATGCCGGCTGGCGCTGGGCTGGCGCGGCCTTGGCGGTCGCCAAATCCACATCCTTATTTTTCAATGCCTTAGCGTGACCACCCGCCGCGCCGTTGATTCTGTTTTGAGTCACCGCTTTCATCTGCTTTTCGACATCGGCAAGCACGCGTTTCTGGGTGATCTTGCCGTCTTTTTCGATCAGCAGCGCCATGATATCGGGCGCGATCTGGCGCCATTTTGCGACCGACATTTTGCAGATGCGGGCCAGCTTGGTCTCGTCGTTCGGCAGCCACGCACCGTGGCGCCGCATCGTCATCATCAGGAGCAAATAGGCGCCGTGCTGGATCGTCGAGAGGTGCTGGGTATCGGCCAGATAGTCAGCAATCCCGATCGGGAACTCGTCCAGCGGTTTGCTCATGGCTTTCGATTTCGCAGGAAGGCGGCGATCGCGGCGGCGGTGTCCGGGTCGACTTTCTTGACGGAATGCGATGTCGGCCCGGCGGCGGCCTCCCGCGGCACAGATGGCTCACGGAGATCGAGGCGGGACAGCGCATGGTCGCGGCGTGCCCGCATCCTTTTCTGGTTCTCATGGGCCTTGAGATCGCGCGGCATCAGATCAAGTCCCCGCCGATGAACTCGCGCCCGCTGGCACGGCATGCCTCAAGGACGCCGTAGCCACCCGCGCAGGGGTCGACGATCAGGTCGCCGCGGTTGGTGGCCGCCCGGATAAGGCGCTCGGTCAGGACGTATGGCTTCGCGTGCGCGTGGATCCTGCGGTCACTGGACTCGAGCCAGCAATCGTTGATGCGATGGTCGGTCCAGACGCCGGCCGCTCGAGTCGGGGCTTTCTGGACGATTAATAAAAACTCGGAAACACAACGTGCCCGGCGCCCCATGCCCGGGCGTAGTTTGTTCCACGCGATCATGTCGACGATCTGGAGCGATTTGGCGCGCCGCAGCCATCGATGATAGTGCCCGGACGCCAGCGAGAACTTGTCCATCCACAGCATAAGATGGCCGGACGGATGCAGCACCCGGGCCGCTTCCTCGATCACGAACGCGATCGTGTCGTCGTCCATTGATTTCAGCTTGGCGCGACCAGCCTGGCGGGCGAACTCGTTGCCGAACGCCATCTTGTCCAGCACGGCGCGATATTGCGGGTCGAAAAAGAACATGACCGCGATGCGATCGGGGAGGCGGGAAAGCAGTTCGACGGCATCAATGCGCTGGCGCGAGTTGCGCTCGACATTCTTCAAAGAAAGTAGGCGTCGATCGACGCCTTTGCCGCGCTGCGCGCTCATGATTTAGATTCCCTGCTGGTCGACACATAGCCCGAGTCGACTCGCGATGTCCACTCGATGGCGGGGACGTTAATCCCCGCGTCAGAATTGCGGGGACAATTTATCGCGGGGCAAAAATTCGCGGATTTCGACCCGCAAGGCCGGCTGATCGGAATAGCGTTTGATGACCCGGCTGTCACAGCATTGCGAGTCTTCTTTCCACACGATGCCGTCGAGCGCGTCCCTGATCTTGAGATAATTGTCGTCGTCCGGACGCGAAGTCGGCAAGATCGCGCCGGCCAGCGCGGCCTCCTTGTCCCGCTTCGTCCAGCTTTCCGGGATCGGCTTGAACGCGTGCATCAGCAGCGCGACCGGGTTCTCTGTGGGCGGCCGGCCCTTCATGAACAGCGCGCCGGCTTCGGCCAGCACCTTTTCGTAAGCCTCGGTGCCGGGGTCCGGATACTGCTGAATGAACAGCCGTTTGACCTGTGATTTCTCGATGAAGCTGGAGCGGCCGGTGTGGGTCCAGACGTCTTTCGGGATGATGAGCCGGGAGCGATGCCGGGCCTTGTGCCCCGGCTTTCCGCGAAGCTCGAAACATAGAAAAATCGGACCGACAACCAAAGGTGCCGGCCCGAGATTTGGGAGCGATTGTTGCTCGCCTACCACCGGCCTACTTGTCAGCGCCAGCCGCTTCGGCGACCTGTCTGGCGGCATCGCCGACCAGCCTCAATCCGCCACCGCCGCTTTGGCCGCCGGCCTCCGCGTCGGCTTTCGCGCCCCGCTTTTTCCGACCCTTGACGGCATCGGTCGCGCTGGTGTCGATCTTGTTGTCGTCGAACATTTCTTCTTGGGCCATCGCACGCTTGAGAATGCCCAGCTTCTTCATGCCGTCGATGATGTGGAACACCGTGACGTGCAAATCGCTGTCGTCCTCGATCGCGTCCAGCGCCAGCACAATGCGGGCGGCGCGTCGGTCCATGTGTTCCTCGTCGACCAGCCTGGCGATCACCTTGCTAAAGGTGCCGTTGGCGGACGCGGCCCGCTTTTTGGCGGTGCGCTTGGCTTCTTGCGCTTCCTCCCACGCCGTCTTTTTCGGGAACATCAGCGTCGTCGCTTCGACAACACTGCCCTCGCCATTCGCCGGTGATCTCGCCATCGTATTCTCCCCTGGGGTTGGTGGTCAGTTCAGTTTTGTGCCCGGCGGCGGCGCCGTCAGGAAATGGGCAGCCTCGTCGTCTTTCAGGATGTCATGCAGGAGCGATGCGGCGACCGCGCGCGGGTCGGCGTGGCAGATATCCGAAAGGCTTTGTAGCCGGGCAATCGTCTCCTGGGAGACGTCCAGCACAAGGCGGATTTTCGGGAGATCGTCGGCGTCTGACATGATTCGAAGGTTCTAGCGGATTTGCGACATCTATTGGGCATTCGCTAATCCTTTGTCCACTTTTTTCCCCAACTTTTGGATCGGTTGGGTTTGCGGCCATGGCGTCCCGGTCGGCCATTCGGCCCGGAAACGATCGACCATTTCGTAGTAGTGGCTGATCCGGGTCGTCTGTTTGCCGGCGCCGTATTGCTCGAAAAAGTTCGATTTACCATGGATTTTCTTGGAGATCGTGGCGAGCGACCAGCCGGTGGCGTCGGCGAACACAGTCGCCAGCGCCATCAGGTTCTCCCGCATGATTTTCTCGGACATGGTCCGAATCGGTATCACCGGCGGATTCCCGGCACAAGCGATTTTGCAAAATCGGGAGTTGACCCGGGGAAGTAAATCCCTAGATTGCATGTGCGTCGTGATCCCCATCCATGGGGACGGTCGGGTCGAATTATGGATAAAGCGTCAAAAATTTGCTCTATCGAAGGCTGCCTCAGGCCCGCCCGATCCCGTGGTTGGTGCAATTCTCACTACGGTCGATGGCTTCGACACGGCGATCTCAAAACATCAATCCAGCCGCGCGCTCCTTTCAAGAGAGCGCCGCATGGTGATCCTATCGCATGGCTTCGCAAGCGCGTTTCTCACGCCGGAAAACGCTGCCTGATCTGGCCGTTCTCGCGGGTGGATTCCGGCTACGGCAGAGTCCGCTGGAATGGAAATCAAAGAGGCGCGCATCGAGTGATGTGCGAATTAGTTTATGGCCCGGCCCCGGCAAAGAAGCCTGAGGCACGGCATCTATGCGGTCGTGGGCATATAGCTTGCGTCCATCCAAAGCACGTTATCTGGGGCACTAAAAAGGAAAACACCGCAGACAGAATTGCTCATCGCCACAATCTTAAACAGAAGCAACAAAGGAGACGACATGGCCACAAATAGCCCGCGTGCGATCGGGAGCAACACTCCGGACGCGATCGATTATGCCAAGGAGGAAACTGATCGCCTCAAGATCGATTACGCCGATCTGACCACCGCCGCCGAAGCGGCCGAGGCCGAGGAAGCCTCGATCGAAGGTATCGCTGGCCCCGACGATAAGGAGAAGGTCGTCGATCTCATCAAGCGCATTCGCGACATAAAGGTCCGAGCGCTGGGGCTGCACGAACTGGAAAAGCAGCCGCATCTACGCCGCGGCCAGGGCACCGACAATTTCTTCTTTGGGATCGTCGACCGCTTGCTCAAACGGGCCAAGAACAACCTCGATGGCGCCGGCGATCGGCTGGGCAAAATGCTTACCGACTATGACGTCCGCGTGCTGGCCGAAGAAAACGAGCGGCGCCGCAAGGCGAAAGAGGAGGCCGACCGGATCGCCGCCAAGGCCGAAGCCGAGCGCATCGAGAAGGAACGCGTTGCGGAAGAAGCCCGGTTGGCCGCCGAACGCGCGCGCAAGCCCGAAACCACAGCCGCCAAGGAAACGGTCGCGGAGCAAAAAGAAGTCGAGGCCGGCAGCGCGCGGGTCGAAGAAGCGGTCGCCCAGAATGCTGCCGAGATCGCGCATGTCGAAACGCTGGCGCGCCCGGCCGACATCATGCGGAGCCGAACCAGCACCGGCACGCTGGCGACGATGCAGCAAGAAACCTACGCCGAAATTGAGACGGTCGGCGAGCTCGATTCGGCAAAACTCTGGGGCTACGTCCCCTTTGCAGAAAAGGAAAAAGCGCTGCGCGCGTGGGCTAAATCGACCGATTATCGGGAGCCGATGGCCGGCGCCAAGATCGGCCGGCGCCCGAAATCGACGGTGCGCTGATCACTAAAAATCCACCCAACCCCCCAAGCGAGGATCATGAACATGACACCAGAAAAAATCTTTTTGACCGTCAACAGTAAGCGGATGTCGTTGGCGAAATTGATTAAGGATCCCAAAGCTGCCACCGTCGTGAGGGTCGACAATTGCGCGGGCCTGACAGCGCTCCCCGAGTTGCCGGCTGCCACCGTCGTGAGGGTCGACAATTGCGCGGGCCTGACAGCGCTCCCCGAGTTGCCGGCTGCCACCGACGTGTGGGTCGACAATTGCGCGGGCCTGACAGCGCTCCCCGAGTTGCCGGCTGCCACCGTCGTGTGGGTCGACAATTGCGCGGGCCT